AGATCGTTGTGTTCGGGATAGGAAGATAACTGATCAATCTGTTGTTGATAATGATGGTCCACAAAAGTTTCCACAGCTTGTATGGTAGCATACACTGTATTGCGTCCAAATAGAGCTGGCACAGCACCAGTGAGCCAACCTGCTATTCGCCAAGGAATCTGCAGACGACTTTGCTGTGACACATGTACCAGGGACTCCATCATTCTTAAATGCTGTCGTTCCACAGCTCCATGTGCATCAGCAAACTCCAACAATTCGGGGTCTTCCCGCCACAGGGCCACTGCTTTTATACCCCGATAGATTTCTACCGCTCCAACTTCACCTGCATGATCAGAGCGTAATTCCTGATTGATGTAGTTACTGATTGACACTTTACTTCAGTGTAGCAGTATAGGCCGCGATGTTTTTAATATCGGCTGGAGATAGTTGTGCAGCAAAGCCCCACATCAACTGACTCTGTGCGCCAATCTGTTGCTTGTTTTTGTAGGCAGTGAGTTTCCTCTCAATGTCTGCCGCTGGCTGGCCGGCCAACTTGGGACCTGCACCACCTTGACCTTGTGCGCCGTGACAGGCCACACAGGTAGCGTACTTGACTTTGCCTTGGGCCGCATCTTGTGCCATGGCTGGTACGCTTAACGCGACCAAACTTGCAAAAATAAATGATTTCATTTTGTTTCCTTTAAACAATTAAATTTACTAACATTAATAATGATAACACAAACACTAGAGTTATTACAAGCCCCGCAACAACCAATACCACAGGATTAAGTTGTTCAGCGTCCTGTTCATATTCGGATCTTTTTCTGATGCCCAGAAAAGACCACATCACTGCCCGAATTGTTCTTAACCACATATTGGAATCACTGCTCGCCCCAACTGACTCTCAACCAAACACGTTCATGCACATAAAAGATTATGGTATGTATGATGGCCAGAGCTATGGCCCCTTGCCAGCCTGCAAAAGGTATGGTTATTAACATGGCGATCAGTCTCCAACTGACTGCTCTAGCCCAGGTGCGTGTTTTGGTTTCTGTCATTTGCTTTTGTTTTCAAACTGTGTAGCTGACGATCTCTGTCAGCGTATTCTGGATCACAGTATTTAGATACTCGCTGCCTTCTCGGCTCGTTCTTCATCACTCATCTCAGAATCTCTCTGGGCACGATCCGATTGTCGCAGTTGATCATATTTTGGTCGATCGGGATACTGTTTCTGCACAGTCTTGATCACCAACCAAGTTATGAACGCCATGCTGACGATGGCCATGTGTCCAAACACATTGTATCCCAGATACCACATCTCGCCCGCATATAATGAAAACGCCAGGGCCCAAAAACAGGCCAGCATGATGCTGGCGATGTATTTGATCTGCATGGGAGCATTTCTCATACCATTGAAGTTGGGATCCAGCAATTGATAGAAAGTCCTAAACAGTAATCGCAAAAATTTGTATAGTCCGTACATGATTATCCTCTCATTGACACACAGAATCGTAATACTTGCAGAAGAAAAAATGCCATGCGAGATGTTGGTCCCTCACAGACCATAGGCCTGCTGTGATCAGGGCAACGATGCCACATATTGCGGCGAATATTATGTAAACCTTCATTTTATCTCCTCTAGAGTGAACTTCTCCTTCAATATCTGACAGGCACGATTCAATGCGTGAACACGATCACTTCTGCTTTCCTTCGTGATGATTACATCAGCCGCGCAATGACAAATGTTTTTATTACAAATTATCTTTTCTTTAGGCCAGTCAAATCCTGTAACTATATTTCCTAGATGACCGCCAACTTCACAATTTGCACGTTGCACTCTTCCGTCATGTAAAACAAATAAACTTTCTAATCCTATAGAGCATTCCCATCCGAAAAAATTATTTGATTTAGTTTTTTCTAGATCCGATTGTATGTTTAAAGAAAAAAATTCTTGAGATCCATCATCATATAACACATTTGATTTTGTTTTGTTCATTCGATGATTAGTTAATTTTTTTAGTTTCGGATCTCCGAAGACTATAGGCGTGTTTTTTAAAAAATCTAATTGTTCGTCAGTGTAAGATGCATCAAAATAATTAATTCCCGTACCAAAGTCAGGTAATATTCTTACCACTTCGATAGTAAAAGGTTCAGATGCTAACAAAGCCTTTTCATACATTCTAACGCATCTATCCCAATTTCTGGGATGCATCATTATTCTTAATGTAACATAGGATTTGTGAGATAATTTTGATAACTTATCAATAAATTCGTCCTCTTCCTCTTCTGATATTACAAATTCTGAATGATAGCTTACGCTTATAGAACAAAATTTATAAGCTATATCTTTCCAATAATCCCAAGAACGTACAAGATTTGTAGTCACATGCACAGTTCCGCCTTTATCATAAATGGTGTCAACTAAATCTTTAAAAAAAGGACTTACTGTAGGTTCTCCGCCTGAAAGACTGCAGTGGACATAAGAGAATTTTTCAAAGCACCGATCTAAAAAAGGCTTTACATGTTTCCAATCGTAGTGATGATTTTTGCCGCCATGCACAATTTCAGGACAATAACTACAATGATAGGTACAAATATTATTTAAAAGCCAGGTAAGAAAAAGTCCAGGAGAAGTTTTTTCTATCTTTATTATTTTTTTACCGTTATAGATTATTGGATTCATAATTTAACCTAATATAATCTAGTTCTTGAATTCGTTCGTTCACGGTTGTTTTCCTTTCTTTTATTTTAAAAATACATCGTTGATTGCTTAATTTATCTCTGTTTTGCCAGTGGTGTGAACAATTTTCCATCCATGCTGCTTGCAGATCTCAATTTCTTAAACACATTTTGTACACCCACTGCCTGATTCCAAGCATCTTCTAGCGCATGATGTTTCAGCACAGGTGGCCGCTGCGGATCTATACCGAGATCGAACAATGTGCGTGTATCCCTGACTTCCCAAAAACTCCAAGGGATGGCTTTCCCGATCTTGCGGAAAAGGTGTTCGCAGATTATGACATCAAATCCTGCCCCATGGCTCCAAACCCGTTTCGCTCCCCAGCAGAATTTGTATAGTTGATTCATAGCATCAACGATATTGATTCTGCCTTCAGGATCGAATGCTTCTTCCTGTGCTGCCTTACTTTGATTTGCCCACCAGTCTAGGGTAGATTGGCTTACGGTGCAACCTATGCGATCACAACTATCTAAGTCTACTTTAACATAAAACTTTTCACAAGATGGTTCAGATATATCGTCACCGAATGGATCAAATTTGACTGCGCCAATCGTTAAAATAGTTGCTGTGGGGAGAACATCTAAGGTCTCCATGTCGATCATGATATCAGTAAGTGCGGTCATGCTGCTATTATACTTTCTATTATCGTTTAAGTCAAATATTATTTTTTACAAATACATCATTGATTTGTCGATTGACCCGGATAAATGTAGTGCATTTCGATAGCTGTTTTAGGGTCGGGGCGCCTACATAAGTACAGGCACTGCGGAGTCCCCCCAGCAGATCTAGCACTGTGTTTTTTACTAGACCTTTGTATTTTACTTCTACTGTGCGTCCTTCTGAACTTCTATATTCAGCAACGCCGCCGCTATGCTTATTCATTGCTGTGTCCGAACTCATGCCGTAAAAGGTAACTAGGCCGTCCTTGACTTCGCCACCGCCTTCGTCGTGGCCGGCTAACATCCCACCCAGCATGACGAAGTCTGCGCCTGCGCCAAATGCCTTAGCCACATCGCCTGGGCAAGTGCAGCCACCATCAGCAACGATATGGGCGCCGAGCCCATGGGCCGCATCACTGCACTCAATGATCGCAGAAAGTTGCGGGTAGCCAACTCCAGTCTGTATCCTAGTCGTGCATACCGATCCCGGTCCGATTCCAACTTTGACGATGTCGGCTCCCCGTAAAATAAGTTCTTGGGTCATATCAGCAGTGACCACATTACCGGCGATGATGGTTTTGTCTGGCCAGGCGTCACGGACGTCTGCGACATAATCACCGAATGTTTCGCTGTAGCCGTTGGCTACGTCGATGCAGACGAAACGGATCTCTGGATAGGCATTGATTATTCGGCTCAGTCTTTGGAAATCTCGTTCGCCAGTGCCGGTGCTGACAGCGAAACAATTGCCGCTGTACTCAGTGGCTAAGTCAAACAGGTCCTCTTCGTCGTAAGACTTTACCAAACAGGTAAACATACTATGCCCGGAAAGAGTCTTAGCCATTTCGATCGTACCTACTCCATCCATGTTGGCAGCCATTATGGGAACGCCCGTCCATTCTTGACTGCTGTGACGGAATTTATAAGTTCTGGAAAGTTCTACTTCTTTTCGGCTGCTTAAAGTAGAACGTTTGGGACGGATCAACACATCACGAAAGTCTAATTTGACTTCGTCTTCGATACGCATTTGATACCTTTCTTAGAAAAGTTTTGCCGGAAGTTGTTGTTCTCTTAATTTTTTACGCCATCTTGCTTTGGCAGCAGATTTTTTCCGTTTACGAATACTGGTTGGTTTTTCGTAAAATTCATGTTTTCTAAGATCATCTAAAATATTAGAATCTTCGATTTTTTTCTTGAAACGCCTGAGGGCCTGGTTAATGTTTTCGTTTTCTTTGAAAACAACCGTCCTTCCCTGTAATTGATTGTTAAATTGTTTCATTATTTTCCATTCTAAAAGTAAGCAATTCTACAACATCTTCGACTGAGTATATAGCAGATTTGTTAATTTTATTCAATTTTTTTAATGTGCCAAAGTAATAAGAATTTCGTTGGGCAGCAAAATATCCTACCATGGTATCATCGAGAGAGTCTGCATTAAAGATTATAAAGTCGCTTTTGAGTTTTTTGTCTAATATCCAATCTATTGAATCGGTAGGTCTAGCGGAATACACTACTATGTTTCCCACTTTGTTGAGACGGAGTAAACTTTCTGAAATTATTTGAGTTTGATTTTCTGTAAGATCATAGATTAAAAATCTAAAACTATCTGGTAAAAAATCATCCGGAACAGTGACTATGATTACATGGTCAGACATCTTTAACCTTTTTTGATCCTTTGCCAGATAGTATTGTCATTTTGTTCGGCATTTTGAATATAATCGGTCATTCTTCCTTGCTTCGTACTATCTGCTGCATTCCCTCTTTCTCCATCCATCTCGTTATCTTTTTTTTTAGATTCTGACTCTACTAGATGATCTCCTGGGCGTTCGTTGGATTTTTGAAGTTGTTCTTGGGCCCATTTAGCTGCCTCCAACGCCGCTTCATCGTCACCGAAATCGGCTATAGGTTTAAGATAATCTTCCCAGGGCAATTTATCGATGATCCCTCTTTCTAGCAACATTCTTTGATGCTTGACGCTGTTCTTGATACCTTCGGATTTCCAGATTCTCATCGCTATTTTTTCTGTTTCTGCTGCCTGCTCTATAAGTTCTTCTTCTTTTTCTTCGTCGACGGCTCGTTCTGCCTCGGCGATCATTTCGTTCCATTCTTCTAACGGATCCTTTTTAGATTCTTCAGAAACTTTAGATTTGACTGGATCGGTTTCTATCTCCGCTATTTTTCTGTTGGCTTCTTCTGCAACATCATCTCCAGTCTGTGTTTCTGGATCTGTTTGTGGTTGTCCGCCACTTCCTTCATCAACTGATCCGATCGCGGACTGCTGTGATGGGGATGTTTCTTCTCTGTCGACTTCCGATGGGGTGTCCTCTTGAACCAACTCATTTTTTCGCTCCTCTTCTTGTTGTCTGAACCATTGGAAACTGTATTGGCTAGACAATAGTAATACCACTGCCAGGGGATCGAACACCAACACGATGGTTATAATCACCCAGGTTACTGCTCTTTCTAACATGTTCTGATCGGTCTGATCGCCATAGATCAGTTTGGCGATATATTTGATTGGACCCACTTCGGCCTCGACCTTGCGCATCTCTGCCCGAACAGGTGCGATTTCTTCCTGTAGTTTTACGATTCGAGATTGCGCTTCTTCGATCTGCTTGGTCAATGTTTCTCGATCTCGAGATTGGCTACGGCGGATCTGCAGGCTGCGTTCTGCGGCACTGCGCACCTGTGTCGTACCATCTTTGAGTTTGATTTCTTGATCACCTGTGGCGATGACCCCAGTAACGGCTGCATCCATCTGTTTGATAACTGCCTGAGCGTTGGCTATGTTCTCACGCTCGATCTTGATCTTTTCATCTGCCAGAGATATCTTGGCCTGTACATCACCGCTGACGATATTTTGATCCAGATGCGCCTTTGACAGATACCCGAATATGCCCAAAGACGTTATGATCATCAATATGGCGATAGCGGCTATGAGATATATCTTGATCAGACTAGGTGCCCGGTGCCAGTTCCATTTCAACCATACAGTGGCTACCAGTTTGCTGACTTCTAAGGCCACTCCCATTATGATGATGGACACGGCACTAGCGGCAAAAATAGAAACTAGGCCTGCCACCGAATACCACACTGCCACAGCAGAAATTATCAATCCACTGAGCAATGTTAGATATGCTATTATCTTGTCAGATGTGCCATACGTATATTTCATGAACTATTATTTATTGCTTCAACCATCGCCAATTTGTGTGCGCATTATCAAAGCAGGCAGTCTGTGACAGGGTTTTTTCTACTCCGTAGGCGATCGCCTGAACATGCATCCTTCTGCAATAACCGGAACCAGTCGGCCAGGTCAACACCGGCCTAGCATAGCCGCTGGCATCGCCTCTATACCACTCAACCGTTTGACCGTTTTCAGCAAACATAACTGCATGCGTCAAGGCCTGATGATAAGCGGATTTTTGATCATCATCTAGTGTCTTGAAAAATCCAAAAGATACAGTTATAGCCTCATTGATAAATGATTCGCTTCGATATTCAAAGAATCTTGGATTGTTAATATCGTTGGCCTGAACAGTGCTAGCGACCAATAACATCGACAACTTCCCAACTACCATCAGGCTTTTGACAACTGATACCTTTGCGTTGGACATCATTTCCTCCAATCCTCATCCAATAAGTAAACTCACCGCAATACGGACTAAATCCGGCCCTTGATGCTGTTAATCTTTTGATCTGATCATCCGTGCATTCTACCTGAGTTTTACTGTTAACACGTTCTCCATTTTGGGTTTCAATAGTTTGGCTAGTATGACAATACTGTGGCTTTTTCGCTGAAACCTTAGGTGCTGAAGAACACCCGACTAATAATAGGCCGGCTAATATGATAGCGATCTTCATTACTGTGCCTTCGCAGACTTGGCTTCTTGCATCAATCTCTCAAAAGTTTCCAGAGGCATCTTGATCCGTACATAGGTATGCACACGGCTAGTAGCAGCCAATTGATAAGAATGCTTCTTGACTTCAAGATGCTCTCGGATCACGGTATCTACCACTTTGTGCTCGACAAAAGTTCGAGTGTTGCGCTTGTCATTGGTGATGTCAATAGTGGTAGACGAGTTGACCGAACCGTTGATGCGTTCGGCGAAACCCTTGACAGCGAATGCATAGGCCTGTGCTTCTGCGGCCTGCTCATAGATGCTTTCTCCCATTCCGCAGGCATAGGCAAATTTGTCACGATTCCAGAACTTCCACCCTTCGGAGCCGATCTGTTCGCAATCAACATACCAATTAGGATGCGCTTTGGTATCACGGACTTCGATGGTTTTCATAGAAGAGCAGCCAGTGACTGCCGCAGCCATAATGCCGATTATAATTGCCTTTTTCATAATTACCTTTCTGTGTGTGAGTTACGACATTAATAATTATAGCATCGCAGCCAACCAAAGTCAACTACGGTGATTACCAATCTACTTGAAGAAGATCAATGCCATCATCACGGCCTGGAGCATGAATCCAAAACCCAGGGTGACGATATTGAACATGTCTCGTTTGGCAGCGGCTTTGGCGAACAGCAGGGCCAGTCCAAACCAAACCATCAAAACCAAATCCACCGCAGGCATCTTGTCAGTGATGCCTGCCATCACTGCTAAGAAACTAGGTATAGTGGCCGAGTGTAAGACCAAAATGGCCACCCATTCTAGGCTCTCCGGGCTCAGCCGACTGAAATATCTTTTGAGACCGTCGCGGACCTTTTCTATGTCAAATGTTTTCATTTGGTTTCCTGTAGAAGATGTGGGCTCCAATTTTAATTATCCTTTCTAGTTTCCAGTTAGGGCTGACGTAATCAGCATGATAATACAATGCTTTATTTAAGCTGTCAAGACGGAATCCTTCCAGGTAGACTTTTTTAGCCACTGCATAACTATCGGCATAGGCCTTATCGTTGATCTTGCGATTTCTATGGTTAGCATCGCAGTACCAAGAGAACTGGCAGATAACCGTGGAAAAGATCACGGTCTTTTCGTAGACTACTCCGCATACCGTTTTTGGAAATCTCGGATCCTTCACCCTGTTTAGTGTGACCTGAGCGACAGCTACTTTACCTTCGAACGGTTCGTATCCCGCTTCGCGATAGATGTTCAGAGCAAGACATTCTAGATCTTTTTCTATGCTCTCCGCAGATACAAATTGATATCCTTCTTGTCCGCTTAACTTTTGAAATTTCCATCCGGTTATCGAACTTACTACAAACATCACCAACAACAGCGATACTGCTATACTACCCAATCTAAGAGATTGAAACATTGTGTTCCTCCTTTCATTTGGTGTCACGATCTTCTGTGACATTACACTACAGGGAGTTAACTTCACGAGGCTCTATAAGAGAACCCTTGGTTCGTGTAGTCGTCTCCATCAGTTACGACACGCTGCCTTGCTGTTTACAAGACTGCGCTTTCACCTTTGGCGAGCATGGCTTCCCGAATCTCACGGGTTTCTCATTGGCCAAGACTCGCGGGTCTGGACATTAAACTGGTTCGCTCCGTCCGGACCAACTATCTCAGTTTCTTGCGAAACGTTTAATATATATCGCATTTTACTGTCAGAGTGTAAAAAATACACGATTATCGACGATTTTTGACAATATTTACAACGAAATCTTCAAAAACTTTTTCCGGCCAGGTACTCTTTGCGTTATTAACCCAATGAGTGGTAAATCTCACATTGCCTTTTACATAGCCTTTATTGTTGTTGATTCTATCCAAACTCGCTCGATATGGGTTTTTGTCTTCTCTAGTTCCAGATTTTGTCTGCATTTTAATGCCGCTTACAGCACACAATCCGTTTTGTCGATGCCACAGTTTAACGAGATAATCTCGATCGAGATCAAAATCCCATCCGTTGTTTTTAGCCCGTTTAGCGCTGTCTTTTAAAATAGTCATTGATAACCAAGGACCGATATCATTATCGGCATTTTGAAATACTTTCTTTATGTACCGTTCTCTTTTATTGTCAATCAAAAATAGGGTGTTAAATGTCATTCTATCGCCTCATTTTAGAAATTTCAACTGCCTCTTCATCAGAAAAAATCGGCACAGCATTACTCTTGTGCATGGTACCAATGCCTTTGATCTTAGTGCCTGTATAGACTTTCTGTTCGGGCTTGGTGCAGGGACCAGCGGTAAATGGAAGGCTTTCGATCTTAGGTTGGTCGCTGCCTCGATAAGATCTAGGTGCAGGTTTCCAGGTATCCGCAGTCATGGCTCTGCGGCGCTTCTTTTCTTCTGATTCGATACCCCATTTTTTCTGTAGGGCCTTCCAAGATTCTTCCAATTCGCGAGCCTTGCGGGCTTCGTCGGAATTGCGGAACTGGCGTTTGCCCTTGCGTTTGCCTGTGGTGGATAACCAAGGGCCTTCTAGATGCATGCTCAAAAGATCCTCCTATACAGTTAGATAATGCTAGTATTCTAGCATCTCTCCTAGAAGTTGTCAATCAAAATCTTTTTTGAGCGTTTCTGCCGTTTCGGGATCCAATTGAATCTCTTTTGGGGTATCGCCGAGATAGTAGCCAAAGTACACAGGAAATCCTGCTTGCCACAGTCTCCTTTCGTGTTGAGGCAATCTCCAGCACACATAGTCATCTGGTTTGACGATCGGTTCTTTAGGAGGCTCGTTGTAGGGGCGATTGAGTTCAGGTTCCGATCCTGCCCAGCCGCTGCTTCCTGGAAAGGCATAATTATATGGCCCGGTATCTACTCTAAAGTATAATTTTTTTGCTGCTTCTGGCAGCGATCCGAGCGACTTGTCATATTCTAATATTTTTGCCTCTAACACGATACCGTTACCATAGAAACATTCATTGAATTCAAGTTTAAACAGGTCGCTCAATTCTAATTTTGTAGTAAGCATATAATCCTCTCTGACAAATATTAGTTATCTCTCTAAAAAAGAGAGCCCGGATAAACCGGGCTAGAATACAACTATGTTTAAAATTAATTTTGTAAAACTCTTGATACTGCGGTAATCACTGAGGCAATGCGGCCGATGTCACGAAGTTGTTCTACTGTATAGCCTTCCTTCTTTAGTGTTTCATAGTGTGCTTTGACGCAGAAATGACACTTACCTACGATCGAAGCCGATAATGCGTATGCTTCGAATCTGGCCTTAGTAGTTCCGCCATGTGTAGCGATGGCATTCATACGTAACTGTGCCGGCAATCCGCTGAGTGATTCATCCTCGGCCATTTCTACGTAAGGATACCAAACATTGTTCATGGCCATTAAACTGGCTGCGGTAATTGCGGCTTCGGATTCTCGTTGATCTGCGATCTGACTCTGCATCCAAGTCCATAGTTTTGAATTACCTGTGGCAAAAGCCGCCGCGAGAGCAACCGCTTCTGCTTCTTCCTGTGGCAGAGTAGAACGCTTGACTACGGCATCGATATTGAGTCGTGTGTCCTTAGCGTAGTCAGGAATAGTATCCTTGATTTGATCTACCCATGCAGTCATTTAAGCCACCTTTAGTTTTTTGGTTTCTAATGTATCTGCACCTACTTGACGGTTACACTCACAGAGTTCGCCAGTTTGTAGTGCATCAAGAATACGCAGAGTTTCTTCTGCGTTACGGCCAACGTTCAAGTTATTCACAGTAACATGCTGGATGACATTGTCTGGATCAACGATGAATGTTGCGCGAAGGGCCGCACCCGCCGGAACAAAGAACACGCCCAGTTGCTCAACAAGACTCAGTTCACCGCGCTGTGTGTCAGCGAACTGAACGTGCTTGATCTTAGCAAGGTCGCTGTGTGCTTTCTGCCAGCCTAGTTTGCAGAACTCATTGTCTGTGCTTCCAGTCAGCAATACTGCATCACGGTCTGCGAAATCTTGTTGTAATTTATCATAGGCAACGATTTCTGTGGGGCAAACGAAAGTAAAGTCTTTTGGATAGCATACGATAACTTTCCATTTACCTTCAAAAGACTTTTCAGTGATGTCAAAAAACTTATCACTACCTGGATTGATACCGGTCACTACAAATGCTTCTAATCTATCACCAATTGTTTTCATGTGTTTCTCCTTGTGTGTGTTGAAAACTTAGAACTATTTTACAATTTATTTAACCTATAGATCAAGAGATTTTAATAGGTTTTTGTTATTATTTTCCTATGGAGTTCATAGGTAAAAACAATATTGTGCGTACAAAATATGCACTGGACAAGTATATAACCAACGGTCAGTAGGGGTCAAGAAAAAAGTGGCCCGAAGGCCACTTTTGGTATTTTGGGAAACAAGGCATACCAACCCCGTGGAGACTACGCCGCTAGGCGAGTTTCTCCAAAAAATGCGTCGTTTGCATTTATAGTTTTGCTTGATTTACAGTCATCGCCTACTGTGTTGCCGTCTCCGTTATCTCACCCTGTCGAAACCGGTCGGACCCCTCAGAAACACACTGTACAGATATTAGCAATGGCCTCTGTGGGACGATCAGTGTGCTTTTGGTGGATCCGGGGGGAATCGAACCCCCGTCCAGAATGCCTTCACATCGAAGGATGTACAACAATACTGTTATTTAACTATCTCTTGACTCTAATGTCAATACTTTTAGATTTAGTAACATGTTTTCTACTGTTAGTTTGGTTATAGTACTTAGTAGAATGACTTTGTCATCGAACGTGTATTCGGGCTTGTCAAACATTTCTAATATGCTAGTCGCCACCATCTTATAGGCCTGTTCTTTGCCTACGGCCAATCTATCCCAAGGTATGGAATCCTGTCCTTCTACCTCTTGTGCTATATCTACTAGGAGATCTAGATCTACTTTATGCATAAATTATTTGATTTCTAATTGGTCTATGCTGGTACCAAATACGCCTTTGGGGAAAACGTTAAATGCTAGGCTATATCTGGTTTTGTCTGATAGATTTTCTGTGACAGAATGATATAAAAGGCTAGGAAATAATATCAAATCGCCGACTTGAGGATATATTCCCCAGGCATCGGCGTTGAATACATTTAATCGATCTTGATCACCGTGTTGTTGATAATTGAATCCAATCTCAACCGTATCAGTCCAAAGGTTATAATAACTTTTATCTTTTTGGAACACTATGGCACCGCTTTGATCATAGACTTCGAGATAATAGATTCCGCTTATGATGCTGTTAGAATGTCGATGAGAGCCTGCAAAATCATTCCTGTCGTGCCTATTGACCCAACTATTCTGTATCTCAAAGTTCAATCGATCATCACAGTCTAATATCTGGTGGAGGAAATAATCAATGTGAGCCTGTATTTTTCCTCGAAGACCGACTAGTTCTGCCGAATCTAATATGCGTTTGTTTTCAGTGTAACTGCCATTTTCTGCAGGCATGCGAGAAAAGACCTGTGATTTTATAAAATTTAAATCATCGCTATCACGTTCTATATTAGACTGATACAAGGGAATAGGAAACAACGGAGTAAGATTATGATTCATAGCGTAAGTTCGCTATTGCCTCCGCGACCAAAGACGCCTTTAGGAAACACGTTGAATGCTAGACTATATCTTATTATATCAGATTCATTGATCAAAACGCTATGTGCCAACGTGCTGGGGAAAATCAATATGTCGTTGTGTGCGGGAATAAACACGCTGGCATCGGTGGTGAAATCGGTGGTTTCGTCGAAATCTATTCTGATAGTATCGTGCCACAAGGGTTTATATGATGGTTCTTTGTGGAAGGCTATACCCCCTGACCGTTCATCTACATTGAGATACATTACTCCGCTAATAAGACTATTGGCGTGTGTATGCATTGAACTGTAACCGCCTTTGACCACTTCATTGACCCACGATGTGGTTATCTGCCATGCTATGTCTTTTTGGCACTCTAAAATATTGAAGGCGAATGTGTCTACGTGATCCTGTACTTGCTTTTTCAGTCCAGAAAATTGTGGCAGGTCAAGGATATGCCGTTCTTTGGTTTCTTTATGCGTGATAAACTCGAGCATATACCTGTCATTGGTTTCCCATTCAAATCCGTTGGTTAATTTGTGATAGGTTAAAGTATCTACTCTGATCTTACTTCTATACACAGGAACAGGAAATAACTTGTGTACGGTATAATTTATCTGATCCATCCTATCTTCTTTCCTGTGCTTTTTCGTTGATCGTATTCTGCAACACTACCTGGAAAACGCCAAGCCCATACAGCAACCAATGCCATAAACACAGCAGTGCTTAAAATACCAATAGGTTTGACACCGCCTGCCCACATCAACACAAGGCTCAGCGACATCATACCAATCATAAAGAATTTCATCTTTGTAGGGAACACACGTTTTTCGTTCCAGTTGGTGAGGAATGGTCCAAACAGTCGATGATTATACAACCAACGATGCATGCGCTCGCTGCCTTTTGAAAAACAGTAGGCAGCGGCCACCACCCAGATGCTGTAAGGAAATCCCGGAGTCACCACGCCTACATAGGCTAAACCTAGGCAGAAGAATCCTAGGACGTTCCAAAATATTTTTTTCATATCAATTTACGTTTACATTACCGCTGCCGGATGTCGCATGGCCGCAAGTGGCTATATCACCTGCTTTACATACGGGAATTCCGTTGGCAAACACATTGGCGCTGGCAGTGACCATCACTGGTGCTGCATGAGGTCCTTTTCCATGGGGAATAACAGGAGCACCCAAAACCGTGACTGGAACCCCATTAGCAAACACTGTGGGAGCAAGGGCACCTACGATCGTGCCTCCTGCTTTGTCAACTCCTACTCTACTGATTCCAGGCATGATTATCCCGCTATGGCTATGCCAGTGGTGCCTTGCGTATACTGGTTCGCGAATTCCTGTTCAGTGTTCACTATGACCATTACCGCAGATTTATCGATAGTAAGATCTTTTTCATGATCTACGGTAAACAAAAAAGGTACCATGCCCAATCCCTTAGGCCCAGCACTCAATGTCAATGGTTTTGAGATTTTATATCCGGTAGCAGTCGTTTCTACCAATTTGGCCAATATCTCTTCTCCGTTCACTAATTTTATCGTAACGACTGATCCTTCGGTCAATCCTTTGTCAATTAACATGTTTTTCCTTTGCGAAGTATGCTTTTAATTCTGTAAATCCACCTATCAATTTTTCATCTAAGAAAATCTGCGGTAAGGTTCTTGCATTAGGTACTGCTTCGAGAAGTTCTTCGCGTGTGTAGCCATCACCGATTTTTCTTTCTTCAAATGCGATATCTTTCTGTGTCAGCAATGATTTGGCTTGATCACAGAACGTACAATTATATTTGCTCCAAACTACTGCTTTCATCGTTTTCCTTTCTATGCCGAATAAACTGTTTTACCTTTGCTATCAACTACTCGTACCAATAATGCACCTGCACGTTTTTTTCTTAATGCTTCTGCGATGGCTGCGGATTCGTTGCTGAAAGAACTGGCATTCTTCCAAGAATCAAATGGGCTACGCATCTTATATTGTGCTTTGTAGTTCATAATTATATAGCCGGTAGCGACTCATAGTCAATATTTTCACTCATCACACCAATCACATAATTGGTACTTTCGTTTTCTTGTAGAGCAGTTTGCTTCTTGCTGGTATCACTGTGTTTGTTGAACCAGGGAATAGGTGTAGTTCTTGGTGCTGCCTGCTGATATTTAATCCCAATTTCTTTTAGTGCGGTCAGGGCGGTATAATCTACGAAATCTTTGAGGATAGCAGCATTAAGTCCAATCACTGGACCTTTCTTGAACAGATAGTCGGCCCACTGTTTTTCCTCGACGATTACATCTGTGTACATTTTGTAGACTTCACTTTCGCACTCTTGTTTGGCTTCAACGAACCGCTCATCTTCTTTGACCACCTGATTGATCAGATAAGCAGTCCACCCCTTGTGCAACAGTTCGTCTTGTAGGATCAGCCCGATGATATTGCCGTTACCGATGAAGATCTTGTTCTCTACCATAGCGAGGCTAGTAGCGAAACTTACCATGAAGCGGAAGGCTTCTAGGGCGTATGAAGCGTTCAGTGCGAGCCAGATGGCCCGGATGTGTTCTTTTTCCGTGATCGTTTCACCCATCTCCTTGCGGCAGTTAACAAGGTGTAGGTCGTCGTAATATTTCCCCACACTTGAAGCCATATCCACGATTTCTTTAGTATCATGGATGGTATTAAAAACATCTTTAGGAACATTATAGATATTACGGATGATATGGCTATAACTGCGGCTATGGATATTCGTTTCAAAAAAGGTCCAATTGTAAACAAGGGCTTCTAACTCCGGTAATGAAACAACAGGGGTGAAGATTTGGCTAGGTCCTCTACCCTGTAGGCTATCCAATGCGGTCTGCCTTAATAGATTAGATGTGAAGATATGTTTGACAGCATCAGATGCATCCTTGAAATCCTGCGCATCTTTGGTGAGGCTGATCTCTTCAGGCTGCCAAAAAAACCCTCTGGCGGTTGTTTCGAAATCTGAGATCTTTTTATATTTGACTTCTTCGAATCTCTGTATGGTCACGGGACCGGCAGGATCGAGAAACATTTTTCGATTTAGATAATCTGTGGTGTGTGTTAAATCATATTGTGCTAAACTCATAATTTGCAGGCCTCGCAGTCTTCTTCTAATAATTCATTTGGTTCTATATGATACCCATTGATCTTTTCATGATATCCATTGATGCTCGGAATGTCTTCTTGTTTGGCACCAGATTTATTGATTAGACTGTAATAGAATGTTTTCAGTCCCCATTTATGAGCCAACATTAAATTTTTAACGATCAATGTTGTTGGGACTTTTCGATCCGAAAAATGTGCTGGATTATAAAATGTATTGGTTGAAATGCTCTGATCAACGTATGCTGACAATACTGCTGCAGTTTTGATATAGTGAACGCAATCTGATTGTTCCCACATCAATTGATATTTGTTTTTTAATTTATGATAGTCCGGGACTACCTGGGTGAAAGAACCTGCTTTTGATTCTTTGGTGGAGATCAAACTCATAGGCATCTCAATTCCGTTAGTGCTGTTAATGACCACCGAACTAGATTCTACGGGTGCGATGGCCATCAATGTGGCATTACGAACGCCATGCTGTTTCATTTCTTTACGCAACGATTCCCAGTCTAATTCAGGCGTAAAATTAGTCAATTCATCGACACCTTTGCTTCTTAGTTCCCAAGGGAAAATACCTTGACCATAGCGAGTTTTATCGCTGTCTAAACAGCGGCCTCTTTCTTTGGCTAATTCTACAGTTGCCTCAGTTAGATAGTAGGCCTGATGCTCGATCCAACTTTTCACTTCTGCCAGAGCATCTTTCTCACCGTATTGTAACCCACGTTTAGCATGCCAGTAGGCGAGGTTGGTAACACCAATGCCTAGAGGCTGTATCTCATCGTTCGAGAGTTTGCTCTGTATCGACAAGAAGTCCTGGTAGTCAAGAATGTTACACAGGCTACGCTGTAGGATACGACAGGCCCTACGCATGTCCTCTGGATTCCGGAACGATCCCCAGTTGATAGATCCCAGTGTACATAACGCTATGCGACCATCTTCGTCGTCTAATCGCTTAAATGGACGTGTGGGTAATAGGATCTCACAGCACAGGTTACTTTGATAAATCGTATGGTATTCGGGATCAAATGGCCCCTGATTCATGACATTATCAATGAATACGAGATATATTCGACCTGTGTCTGTGCGTTCTTTCAGTATACCACCCTTGAAAACATCTTCAGCATTCATGACCTTTTTGCGCAGATCCCGACGCTTCTCATATTTCACATACAGTTCTTCGAATAAGTTCGAATCTTTGTAGAAGGCTTCATACAGGTCAGGAACTTCGTTGGGGTCAAAGAATGTTATATTTTCTCGGTTCTTGAATCTACGCCAAAAGAACGCTGACAATACGACACCGTAGTCCATGTGTCGGACACGAGTTTCTTCTGTACCTTGGTTGTTCTTGAGTACGATTAAATCATCAAATTGGTGATGCCATATAGGATAGAATACGGTGGCTGAAGCGTTTCTGATGCCGCCTTGTGAGCACGAACGTAGGTCGCCAAACCACTTCTTAAGAAATGGGATCATTCCGGTGTGCATGATCTCCCCACCTCTGATGGGACTACCCAGGGGGCGGAGGCGACCAATCTCCAAACCGATGCCAGCTCGCTTGCTGGCATACTTGGCCATCATTTCACCACTAGCGAATATGCTATCAAGGTCATCATCGCTGCGAATAAGCACACAAGAACTAAATTGTTTGGTAGGAGTACCAAGCCCAGCAAGCACAGGGGTAGCCAAAGTAAAAAGACCATCACTAGCAGCATTATAATATTCCTTGATATAGCGCATACGAGCCGAATTTGGTTCTTCTTTATGGAACACTGTGGCTGCAGCGATCATGTAACGCACCTGTGGTGTTTCATAGATTTCTTTAGTGGCACGATTGCGCACAAGATATTTTTCGATCAACTGTTCGATGGCTGCGTAACTATATTCTTCATCTTTACTATGATCAATAATCTCTTCCATCTTGTCCCATTCTTCTTCCGAATACCATTCAAGCAGTTCTGGAGTATACAGTCCTGTTTCGACATTACGTTTTACTATGTCATAGAGGCGGGGAGGTGTGTAGTCTCCATATACGTCCTTGCGCAACATGCTTAATCTCTGTTTGCCTGCTACAAATTGGTAGTTGGTATGGCCAACATCTGGATTATTTTCTACATCGATAAGGTCTACGATAGCCCTGAGAGTTATTCCGTCGACTTCTCTAGTAGTGATGCCATCATAAAAATGTAACTGAGCCTTGATTTCTATCATCGATTGGCTAACATCTGCGATGCCTTTACAAATTTTTGCCACCTGGGCCTGCCATTTCTCGATCATTAATGGCTCTTTTTTCCCATCTCTCTTAATCACTGTGATCATCTATGTCTCTCGAAGTCTGATATTTATGGCAATTCGTGTCCGGCCCAAATTTTGTCTGTGCGGATTTGATCAAATGATTTTCTATCATCAACACTGCGTGGAGTGAGATTTAGAACATGATTGTGATCTACTACTAGAAAAAATCTTTTATTATGTTTCTCTGGAAGCATAGACATATGTATCTCGCATTTGGTATCCATAAACCGCTGTGTTAATTTCAAAGTATACAACATTCCTAGACAGATAGCAAGATCATCTAATTTGAGATCTAGAATCAGATGCCACGGATCAGGCCAATCGGCAGGATTTTTTGGATCGAGATATGGATTAACGAACGGAGCACGGCTCCAGAGATCTGCAACACGGACCAAGGGTTCTTGATCCAATTCCAAACTATCTCTAAATCTTTTCCATTCGTTTAATCTATCTACGCCGTGTAGATCAAACACCGTAGGTGATAGAGTACGAAATAGTTCCTGTCGTGCCAGTTGACAAAGGATTCGTATATGACAACAGGATAGTTTCTAAACCGCTATCCCCGTTATTATCTCTTAATTCTACATTAAATTGAAAATTTGTCATAAGAATTCCCCCTGGATCTGTTATAAACGGAGTTGAATATGCGTAATTATCTGCGAAAGATATCGATCCTTGGTCGTCGGGAGTCATGATGATGATCTGCCCTGCCCTAGAATGAACGCCCAGATTCAATACATAATCTATATAGGTATATCTATTGTAACCACTGAATACTGCCAACGGTCTAAAACTATCAGAAAGATAGATATCTGCATAATTCATATCAATCAGACTAGTTTTGCTTGAATTTAAGACTTCAACTTCGGCGCCTTTGGTAGCCACATTGGTAAATCCGCCTTGTTGATGTCTGTTGATCGAGCAGTCAACGACGATATTTGCATTGGATTGCCCGAATGATATTATATCTGTGATAGGAGTCGCTGCAGTATTGATTTCATTACCACAATTAATAAAAGAAGATCTTTGTATTTTAGTTCCAATACCATAGTTAGATACAAAACCTCTTGCAAATATTTCTTCAAATTTACAGCCGTTGATATTCCAGCGATTTCCCTGATTAGTTATCCCGTTGATTAATATCCCTGTGTGTCCTACTGAGAACTGACAGTTCTCAAAATCTATGCGTGTGTCGTATATGGGCGGATTACTAGGATCCACAGTAATTTGATCTGATCTCACTGACAAAAGATTTGATTCCCAAATACAGTCACGAAAGGTTATATCTGTTACTTTGGTTCCGGGCAAACTATTCTCCCACTTGACTGCAGCAGTCTGTGAAGATATAGATCCAGTGAATGCGTCCCCTAATTCATATTCTGAAACCCATTTAACATTTTCAAAGGTAGAATCGTATACTCCTGTAATGTCAGTTTGACCAACGCTTCGACTGATTGTTAAATCTTTTATTTTTACATTTTGAGGACGATTGCTGCTGGTAAATTCCGCAACTTCTTCGCCGTTGCTGCCAACGAACAATATGTTATTAGCGTTAAATTCTAATCTCGCTCCGTCTCTGGTTTCACCTTGTAATATAGCAGTACTGGGAATTCTAAGGTTTCCGGCGAATATGTAAACACCGTTAGGTATATAGAGTATTTTTTTAAATCTACTATCGAGATTTCTAAATAACTCATTCATGGCATTCTCAAAAGCACTAGAATTGTCAGTGCTACCATCCGGTACTGCTCCGAAATCTAATACGCTGACATATTCGTCTAGTTTCGTTTGCAGAGATCTCGGAATGCTGAGAGAAATAGAAGGTTCCGGTTCTGCGAATTGATAACTAGATGCTAATTCTAAGATATTATCGTGCTCTGTGAGGATTTTCGTATTACCCACATAAGGGGCACCTTCAGCAATTGAACCATTGCCTATAAATAATTCTTGGCTGTCCACTGCCCATGCGAATTCTGCCGAACTTAATTGAGGGACACCTATTCCTGAATTTTTTTGGCCACGTCTGACCTGGATTTTTGAGATTTGCACAACGGCCACGATTGTATCCTCTAACTTTATAGAGTATTTATCTTAGGCTAGTGTAGTATTCCTCTACCTTGTTAAGCCACAGATCTTGGTACTTGTTGAAGTCCGAGGGCCATAGATCAAACTGCTGGTATTCGCAGTTACGAGAGCACATAAACACATGTCCTTCGCGGATGTCTGTGCCGTAAACTTCATTATGTGCTAGTATATAGGCTATCAGTTGTATTTTATAATCTTCCACCCACTCTTCTTTCTTGGGCTTGTTGGTCTGTTTATAATCTGCGATGCAGGGATTATCCTCGTACACGGCTACTAGGTCAGTGGTCCCAGAATAGAGTCCTGGAAAGTAAAGGCTCTGCTCCATGGCCCATACTTCATTGATTTTAGACAGACCATTAGAAATAATCACGTCCGCCATAGCATTAGCCTGGATATGAACAGGATTGTTGCCAGGTTGGCGTTGTATACCTGCAATGAATCTTTCTAGATTGCTGTGCATGGCTGTGCCTACTCCCGCGGCTTCTGTGGTAATCTGCCTAGCTTTCTCTTCTCCTATGCGTTTCTTCCATTCGTTTAACGCTGTCATATCTTTGGTGGCGCCGAGGATAGTCGTAACACTAGGAAGATGTTCTCCGTCGGGGGTTAGATAAACACGCTTGCGAGTCACAGGATCATTGATCTGCTGACAAGGCTTATATTGGATTTTTTCGACGAACGGAGGCGGAGTGTGTTGTATTTGCATCCTATATATATTACAGGATTATTTCGGAATTGTCAAATCTGAGGTGTCGTTTGGCTCTGTGATAATTGTCCCGCGGCCGCTGATGCCGCAGTTTTGTCTACGACATCCTGGCTGGTTTCTCCGCCTTGAGTAGGTTCTTGTTCTGCTGCATCTTTGGGCGCTCCGGGAACATTTAATTCCACACCTTTGTCGTTGAAATTCTTAACCAAATTTTGTATCGCAGGGCTGGCATCATACATGGCTTTGAATGTTTCATAATCTGCAGAGACTTCAAAGCCATTGCTGCGTAAGACCTGTTGTAACCCGTTCCAGTTTAATTTAGCAGGTGCTTTTTTAGAAGCAGCGCGACCTATATAGTTACGAAGAACCATAACGAACTTGTCCACACCTTGGTCACCTGCGAATTCAAAAAATCTCATCCTAGGCTCGCCAATTGTTTTCGAGTATCGGCCAACTGCTGTTCGAGTTGCTTGATCTGATCTTGCAGTTGTTTTTTTTGATCTTGCTGTTGTTTTGCTGCCAATGCTGCTTGTTTTGGATCTAAGCCACCGGGAGGTTGTCCGCTCTGCGGTGGGGTTTGACCTGGAGTGGGTCGTCCCGGTGCGGCCTGGCCTGGTGGGCTTCCGGGCGTTGGGGCGGGAGTTGGTGCCAGTTCTTTGACCTGTAAGAAATCGCCGACACTGATGATATCAGAAAATCTCATTAGCCTGCTAATACTTTTAGTAAACGACTTTGATAGTTGATGCTTTCTCGCTGTTCGCGACCTGCGGCTTCAACTCCTCCTGCGGCTGGTTCTGCCGCGGCAAATTCATCGGCGGCTGGTTCTTCGGCTGGCATATTCATTTCATCTGGTGGTGCCGCGGCCATGTCGCCTTCGGCACCCGGTTCAGCACCTAGCATGCCTGCGGCTTGTTCTTCTCCTGTGAGTGCGCGAACGCCGGTTGATAGTGTTTCTCTCGCACTTTTTAAATTTTCGAGTGCTTGCTGGATGGCAGGTGCCACTGTAGAAATAAAATTCTTAGCCTGCTCTTGTCCCATCTCGTCACGGATCGAATCACCTAGCTGGAGCAAGGTATCATTCTCCATGCCAGAAAGTTCTTCAATCCAGCGGCCTACTCTGTCTACCATTGTCTTGGCTGTAACGATCGCACTGGCCTGTTGGATCTCGCCTTCTGTTACCTTAGTCATTTCATCTCCTTGATTGACTGATTCATTTTTTTCTTTGTTGTGTTGCTTCCATGCTGTCGCATAGGCGATCGAACGTTCTTTATCTGTTAGTTTTCCATCATCGGCATAGCCTTTCTTGATGTGCTTGACCATACGCTCGGCCTTGGCTCCTGGAGGCGCTTTTTCGATCTGGATACTTTCATAATCCTCGTCTGAACCGTGACCTGCTGACGCTAGAGCATAGCCGTCATCGGTCTCTCCACCTTCGTCTTCAGAATCATTGCCACCGTGCTCATCAACTATCTTGTCCCACAGTATCTCGATCATCTTGTCGTAATCGTTGATGACATCGTTCATGCCTTTTGAGGCCAGCTCGTCTTTGACTTCATCCATCATGTTTTGTAGAACATCCGCCACATTTGGGCCCATTTCGCCTTCTAGTGCAGCGACAAGATCTTCTTCATCTCCTCTGTCTGCTAATGTCTGTAGATCTATATCGATCTCGCTCATACCTTCATCTACATCTGCTTCGATGATGTGTTCATCGCGTTCTGCGATCTCAGAGTTGATAGCATCCAGCATCCATTGAGCCTGATGATAAGCATCATTTTCTAGATTTTCGTTAAACCCGCTCTGTCCACGGATCTGGCTTACCTGTGTGCGTAGTTTGTTGCGAGCATCATGCAGTTGTGCTAGATCAAAATTTTCTAGGTTGACGGTTTTTCCGAAAACTTTGAGTATGCTTTCGTTTAATCGCTTGCTTGATCTATTAATTTTAAAAAGGTCTGTGGTTTTCATATTGTCCAATCCAGGATTATGTATTATTTATTCAATCGTCTGCCAAAGTCTTAGCGATATTTTTAGATTTTTCTGCTCTATCTCTGCTTTCTATGTACCGAGAATACAGCATGTCAGCACGATCGTAATCTGGTTTTTCTAAGGCTTTTCTGTGCTGTGTGCGCAGTATCTGACTGTCGACGAACCATTTTCCATATTCCTGATCTGCGGCATATATTTTTTGTATCTGGATAGAACTAGGATTCCTATAACATAGATTAGCTAATTTTATAGCCACTGCATTGAGGTAGACATTGACAAACAGCATTTGATCTCTTTTTTTGATGTGTTTTAAATTTCCTTCGCTGATTATCAAAACATCTCCGACTAATATTCCTTCATCAGTTTTTATGGGAAGGATTTGATCTGCCTGTATCAGTTTCTTCTGTGCAGAATTTATGAATCTATCTAGACGTTTAGAAATATCAGTCATAAAAAAAAGGACCTATGGTCCTTATTTAAGTGGGAAGATCTTTAAAATCCAAACATCTGGACGATAGCTGCTAAATCTACATGGGCCGCCCATCCCAGGGCAGCGATAGCACCTAGTCCTAGATACATCCATCTATTTTTAAAATGCTCTATTTCTTCTATTTTCGCTGCCAACGCCGCGTGTGTTTTGCGATCCTCTTCGTGCAGAGAATTAGCATGCTCGTAAAATCTATCTCTATTTGTACGGTATTCGGTAAGCATTTCTTCCATTTTACCGTCTAACAGATCTCTAGTACGATCGAGACAATCATGCATGTCTTTGACATCGATTTTGAGATCGTCAATCTTTTCATCTATGTGCTGTACTTTGGTTTCCAGCACGCTCACTCGTTCTGCTACTACGGCCATTCCGGCTCTCCTTAGGTTAAGTCAAGTGCTCGCTCCGAGCCATGTGCCTAAATTAAAGTCGCCTTAAATTTGCCTTTATAAAGTATATTTATCATGATCACCGTGATTCACGTATCCAAATATTGATTTTAGAACCTCTAGTTTGGAACGCCGCAGGATCGATGATCGCTGTGTTATTTAGTCCGTCAACGACAGGCACACCATGGAGATCTGTTTTCAATAATCCCACTGGATCATCTGCTGTGGCATAGACTAGATCTCGTTCAGTTTCGAATTCCCATATCCAATAGGCAGCATGACCCTCGGCTGGGTCAGGCAATCTACCGGTCTCCATACAAGGATCTTTGGTCCAATCTATATTGGCACGTATACCGAGGGCTTGGAGGAGGCTGTTGAAATTAGCCTGTTGTCCTAGTTTGATCTTATCCGTCTCTGATCGTGAGGCCCGGCTTCTGGTGATATCTACTAGGGTTATGATTCGGTAGCGTTCCATAATATGCTACTATTTACAGAGATAAAAAAAGAGCGGAATAAATCCGCTCTTCCCTTCCCATCCCGAGGAATCTAATTACTGTGCGTTAGCAAACAGAGGATAGCCTGTGGCTCTTGTTACTGTAGCACTACCTAAGTTCACAGAATTGACTGTACCAAGACCTTGCACTTCGTCTTCTAAGTGTGCAGCCAATGTTTCTGAGTTGGTACCGTCATAGGTGTCAGTTCCGAACTCGCCCTCGATCATCACGTCGAACATACGGCCTGCGCCAGAACCATTTGTTCTTAGTGCGCTTACGCCTACGATTGTTGTGATTCTAGACATTGCAGAAATGATTGCTTGAAACGCACCGCCTGGACCCATGTTGGCTGATGATAGGTCTACTGCTGCTACAATGTCAACAGTGTACTTGTCAATGGTTTTACCTAAAAACGCACGACCACGTGTTGAGTCAATTGTTGGATTTACTTTTGTTACGACTGCCATGATATTTTCTCCTTATCTCTAATATCTCAGTCCCGCTCCGGGACCGGCAATTATGAGAATCGCCCGATTCTCATTAGTATTTATAGATTTTGGAAAAAAACGTGCTCAATCGGCTCTATATGGAGTCCAACGATCTCTAGGCACTAATTTTACAGCATCATCGGTGCTCATGTAACCCTCACCCCCGGGCTTACCTCCTGTGTGAGCCACGATATCACCTTCAGCCTGGTCCAGTTCTCGTATAACTTCGTCTTTGGCTTTCATTAATTCTACTACCAGAGAAAACATTCCGTCCATCACGCCTGGATTGGTTTTGTCGAGGTCGGCGATTTTTGCCTGCTTGCCGGTGCTTACTTTGCTGTTCTGCAGCCACTGGAAAAAACTAGCCGAATCGATTTTATCTAAGGCCTTGGCCTTAGATTGATTGTTGACGAAGGTATAAATGATAGTCTGTAGATCTCCTAGTCCAGAGACCGGAGCCAATAGTTTGTCTACTTTAGGACCGATCTGATTAGCCAACTTTTCGATAACGCTGAGATTGTCGGCATTGACCGCAGGTTTCGTGGTCATATATGTTTGTCCAAACACCACCAGTTCTGGATTACCTGCGAATATTTCTGGCTCTGCGAAATCTTCACCTGATTTATCGCCGAAATATTCAAACACTTTATGTGCTGCCACTGCTACTTTAGCACCAGCGATGCGTCTTCCTATTTCACTCTGTCCCTTGACAGAATAGGTAGTCTGATTAGGAGTGAAACTCATCTTTCCATCAGCGCCATCGTAGGGTTTTCCGGGATGGAATAATATATCCCCGTACACATAGCCGCGGAAATCTGCGGGGGTAGCCTTTTCGAACACGGGCCACATCGCAGCCATATCACCAGCGAACTTCTCGCGCCAATCTTCGCCCTTGCCTCTGCTCATGATGAAAGATTTAAGATCGTCTGGACTAGATGATTTACCTTCTTCACGACCCCAGTTGTTCTTGCCCACCATGCGGAATGTGCCGTCGTCATCACGACCCCAATACACAGTGGGATTGCCATCCCACTTAATAGATATCTTTTTCTCTGGTTGGCTTAACCCTTTAAGAACTTCTACGGCACGTCGAGCGCCGTTGGGTTCCGTGAACACTAGATCTTCGAGATGATTGAACTCGCGGCCTACTTTCTTAGGAGCAGGCGCTTCGTTTTCTAATAGTAGTTCCCAGGCTCTCATTTTACGATATCTATGATTCTGCGCATCCAACCTATAGTGCCCGGTTGATAATTTTCTACCATTTCATTCTTGGGAAGTTCGATTCCCGAACGTCCTAGAGTTTCTCGGGCAGCCGCGACTAATTCTTCATAGTTGGGTAATTTTTTTATGTACGCGATGATATTTTCTACAGAACGTATATCTTTAACCGTGGCGGTCTTGCCTAGCAGGGTTTTTGCTATGGTATTCCAATCATCCCCTCCTGGAACTGTTTCGTCAGTTTCTACATTCATGAGACCAAATTTGGGGGAATATTTCATTCCTCTTGCCCTGGCAATGCTACTTAATAGTATATGACGATGTTCTCCGCGGAAAGGGCTATCTGGTCCGCTGCCTAGCATGCTACCTTGTTGGAATTTAGGATTGGCTGAAAACATGAAGTCTGTCTGCGCAAACCCGTTTGCAGGATCTCCGTTGATAGGAGTTTTTAAGTGTACATTATCTCCGCTCAATTTCACAGACTCTTTTCCGAATATAGTTCTCAGTTTGTCTGCGAATTCTGTCTTGTTGATTTCGTTGGCATCTACTGAAAGATCGAGGTCTCCGCTGTCGGCTTTGCGTCCCGTGGTACCTAACCATTTGATAGGTACTCCTTCTTCATCCTTGTCAGTTGAAAAATCGACTGCTGTTTCCTTTTCTAGATAGGCGATAGTGGTAGGGATTTCTGATCTAGTGATCCTGCGGGTCAGAGGCTGTTTATCCGCATCTTTAAATATGTTTCCTCCTTCGAATACATTATTCTTCATTTTTGGATTCTTCTAATTTTCGTTTCTGTCTGCGATCTTCTGCGATCCTTCGCACTCCTCGCACGAATTTGCTGGGATCTTGACCCTTGACAGCATTTATCAATCTACGCTCTAGTTCGTGGGCCTGATCTGGTTCATAATGTTTATGGATGCTTTCTAATAGGTTGATAGCAGAGTTGATGATATTAGTGGCTCTGCTTTCGATTAAAGCGTCAGTGCTGCGCACTTCGGCTATGCTGTTTAATTCCTGTAGAATGCTTCTGGTTTTAAGTTTCATATAAGTCTCGACTATACGATGTATTTAACTGATTTGATATCAATATTACAACATGTTTAATCTAATGTCAAATCTCAGTATTTTGTGCGGTCGCACATGTCTCAGTATAAATACTGATACACAGGAGATACACAGATGATCAAAAACTTTTTCAAATCTTTCATAGATTTTATCACAGACGCACAAATGCGTAGAGCAGAGCAAGTCCTTGCCTACTACAAGAAAAATGGAACGCTAGGGGCTAGGGTATGGCGATGAAATGGATGATAGCTCTTTTTGATTCTATAATGCTGGCTAGAGAAGCAGTCACACTGACCCGACAGAACAAGTATGAAGAAGTGAGGAAACTGATGCTAGGCGAGAAGCGTGTTTGAACGTTATCTAGCACTTTGGGATCCTTGGGTAGAATACTATTGCAAAGTAAGATTCGGTCCGAGTTGGCGTTGGTATTACCTCAATTGGGAAAATAACAGAGAATTTTTACCATAAATAATCTTGTTTTACGAAAATAAAGATATATAATAGTAAGACACACACGGAGATCATAATGTTCACCCCAGAGTTTTTTATAGACATCATACAGAACACCAAACGCTCTGTATCCAGACGCATCATTCAAGACGAACAACTACAACGAATAGCAGATCGTTATCTAGATGCACAGACAGATTTCGCCAAGATGATAGTGCTCAATGCCATCGATCTGGCTAAGTATTCTTTGGATCAATGCGGTCCTAAGAAGGAGCAGGCTTCACGGGCTCCCTACAAAGTAGAAAAAGAAGCCAACTAAGACATACACACACAAGGAGAAAATTATGTCAAATACATTTATTGTACCAGAAGTAAAAGCACCCGAAGTCAAGTTCAACAAGAACGGCTATGAGATCCGTACAGAGATCCTCAAAGAAGCCAAAGACATCGTTGCACAAGAGTTCACCTACAAATGGCAGGGTTGGGAAATGTCAGCCCAGCGCGATGACAAAACTGGTCAGATCGTTACCACAGTAGGTATGCCTGAATTTCCAGGTCTAGACAAAGTTCTAGAAACTGCTGAAAAGATGTATGCTTTCGTTAATCAAGGTGTCAAGAAATAATATCGTCTGCGTAGCAGAATTATAGAATAGAAACCTCCTTCGGGAGGTTTCGTCTTATTCAGCAGTAGACTTAAAATCGTTGTAAATCTTAACGATATCTAAAGTCGACGGATCGCTGTTTTTTTCTTTAGGCAATGGTAGATTTTGCCATTCGTCTTCTGTGATATCAGTGACGATCATTAGTTTGTATGGATGGCCGTCCGACCCGTATAGTGTGATAGTTTCTAAGCCTACTGCACCATCTGCGGCCTGTTCTAGTTTCTTTGCTAAGGCTCTAAGTCCTCTGCGTTCTGCTACGATATAGCCTGTGCCGTTAGGCTCTTTGTGTGGATATAGATGTACTCTGCTCATTGTTCTCATTTTACATGTCTCACTTGATCTAGATTGAATTTCTTATGTTTATATACTGTAACATATTTTTATCCTTTTGTTAGTAACGAAACGCACTGTCAGATCTATATTCGCATTTTGCTTTGACGATCCTAGTATCTTTAGCCACCACTGCCAGATCCGCTCGGCATTGAGCCTCCAATGCGTAAGCAGCGATCCTAGATTCGGTAGGGGCATTGAAAGCCCAGACAACATACATTATCCACATTCTCCAACTCCGAAATGTTCTTTAATCAAACTTGCCGCAAGGTCTTCATCAAAAGGAAAAGGTTCACCTTTCCATTTCTGTAAAACTTCGGCACATTCCCGCACAATCAACTCAGCGAACTTATGAGTATCAAAGTGTAATTGTCCGTCTACTAGAGCACCCTCTACACGATGGCTCCAGCATTGTTTTTCTAGTTCTTGAATTCGTTCGTTCATGCGCTACTCCAGTCATTATTGGTAGTCTTTGGTTTGTTTTCTTCTTTTACTTGATCGATAAGTTTCTGTATAGGAAGTTCATGTGCAGGTTTGGGTTGTTTTCGATGTTGTATTTTTTTGTATATCTCTACAGGCACAGTCCATATGAGTATATAAATCAATAGACCCGTGCCTACAATCGGTCCCCAGACAAACATAAAAATCCATTTGAATATGTCAATTGCTTTGTCCATCAGATATTCTTAGCCAGTTTTTGTCGCTGTTCATCACTCATCTCGAAATCTCTTTGAGCACGATCCGGTTGACGCAGTTGATCATATTTTGGCCGTTCTGGATACTGTTTCTGCACAGTCTTGATCACCAACCAAGTTATGAACGCCATGCTGACGATGGCCATGTGTCCAAACACATTGTAGCCTAGATACCACATTTCACCAGCATACAAGGTAAATGCCAGGGCCCAAAAACATGCTAGCATGATGCTGGCGATGTATTTGATCTGCATGGGAGCATTTTTCAAACCATTGAAGTTGGGATCCAACAGTTGCCAAAAGGTCCTAAACAGTAAGCGTAAAAATTTGTATAATCCGTACATGATTATCCTTTCAGTGACATTCGGAATCGTAATACTGGCAGAACCAAAAATGCCATGCGAGATGTTGGTCCCTCACGGACCACAGTCCTGCTATGATAAGTGCAGTGATGCCGCATATGATGGCGGCGGCTATATAACCCCTCATTTAATCTCCTCTAGAGTGAACTTCTTGTGCTTGTATACTGTAACATATTCCGAATTGTTTTTGTAGCCCAATCTGCCCGATCCCCATAAGATTGGATGATCGTGGAATGAAATGGCATGAGGAACCACTACATCTAGATAACGACCGTTGCCCGTGCCCAGTGTGACGAATGTGATGTACTCTCGAGGTTTGGATTTGAACACGCGATAGTTAGCGACCAATCCACAGAACTCTACAGATCCTGGTTTTCTTATCTCTTGGCACACAGGTATGAATCTCTCTGATCGCCAGCGGCCAGTCTTCATGAGATCGTCTACCTCACCGCCTTCACCTATGGCAGGCACAGCGCCCGCCAGTTTGGCTTCTTGATGATAGACCCAGCGAGCATATGATCCTTGGCAGTGTTTCAGTGCTGCCTGCCAGAACCGTTCCGGATTATGTGCCTTCTGATAGGCCAAGGCCCAGATCAATCTACCTAGATTTATCGCATGGGCACGACATAGGCCAAAATGGCTTAACTCTCGCAGGGCGGCAAACACATCGTCCTTGCGGGGATGATTACCTACCAACTGCATGAACTCAAACATCTTTTCTTCGTTCTTCTTGGCGAATGCTCTGCGCCACATGTCTGCGGTGTATTGGTCGCAGCCTAGGATCTCCGATATTAGTTCTATGGCATCATCCTCGAACACGATAGTTTCATCGAAGTTGTCTTTGGACCAGTCCTGGAAGAACGATGCTTTCCGGCGGCCCATGGTAGCCACAGGGCGTATCAGTGCTGTGCCTAGTACACAGTCGGCACGACTCTTAGGACGGATAGCACGGAACAGTCTCTTCATCGCCGGCGACTCTGCCTGTGTAACTCCTAGAACATCTCCACGGCTCAGCAATTCGGCAGTGGCTTCATCCTCTTCTGGATAGTCTAATAAGTCACGCTGTTCTATTTCCCACAGTTGGCTCAGTCCGCGATTGGCCAGTATATCTATCTTAAAATGCTCTAGGTCTTCTATCTCATATTTGTCTAGCAGGATTTGATTATCGCCGTTGATTAGACTCTTAGGTACTGAACGATCAAATATCAGTATGCCGCCACAGTGTTTTGATATGCAGCGTTTCTTGCCTAAAAGTTTATTGGCCAGACGCTGTGCTTCCTCTACGAAACTCTTGTCAATGACGTTTTCTAGTTTGAAGTTGCGTTTCAGCGTGCCTTTGGCACCATAGCGTTTGGCTGCTTCTCTCAGTGCAGATTTTTCTTTATAGGTCACATAGTTTGACACACGAGCACTCTGTCCTGGCCAGTGTTTGAATATGCGATTCATCACTGTTTCCTGCTGCCAATGTGGGAAATCTAAGTCGATGTCGGGTAGGTCATCGCGCTTGGGATTCATGAAGCGTGATAAGGGTATATGTTCTTTAATTGGATCTACATCAGATATATCTAACAGCCAACAGATCAAACTGCTGCCTGCAGATCCTCTGGTTATGTGGGGGATATCTCTAGTGAGATTCAGTATCTCTACTACTCGTAGAAAGTGTTTGGCGAAACCCAATCGTGCTATGATTTCTAGTTCTTCTGCTAGCCTATCTGCGTATGCTTGGCCTTGGGGTACGTCTCTGACAAACTTGCCTACCAGTGTTTCTAGTTCTTTGTATCTTGCTTCCATATCTGCCTCTCGTTGCCTTAGGCAGATATTTATTGTGAAAGATCAGTTGGTTTTTCTTATTTTGGCTAGATTGAAAAACTCTAAGATTAGTATATAGATCCATCCTATGTCTATTTCATACCAGCGTTGTTTGAACTTAGCAGAGGCACCATCTGCGTGATGATTATTATGTAGTTCTTCACCACCTATCCATACAGCCCAAGGCCAAAGATTACGGCTAGTATCTTTGGTGTCTGTGTTGCGATATCCCCACCAATGGCTCAGTCCGTTGATAACTCCTGCTGCCCAGAAAGGTATCCACAGCATTTGAACACCCCAGACCACGAATCCCACAGGACCAAAAAGAGCAAGATCTATGATCAACATTATGAGAATCCCTAGGCGACTGTGTGGGGTGTATAAGTTTTCTTCTATCCAGTCGTTGGGCGTACCTGTGCCCAGTTCCTGTAGAAGTATTTTATTTTTTGCTGCTTTGACATAGAGCAAGGCACCACCAAACAGCACACGCCAGATACCACATATCTGAGGTGAGTGCGGATCTCCTTCTTGGTCGCTGCGTTGATGATGTTTACGATGTATGGCCACCCATTCTTTTGTGACCATGCCTGTGGTTAGCCATAACCAAAAACGCATAAAGTGTGCTACCGCAGGATGGAACTGCACTGCTCTGTGTGCCTGGCTACGATGTAGATACAGAGTAACACAGGCTATGGTGATTTGTACCATCACCAAGGTATATATGATTGTTAACATTAGTAGTTACCTGAGGCTAAAACTATTTTACAGATATGTTCCAGTCGCTCGATATGTTCGAAGGATCTCCATGGAGATTGATCTATGGCTACAACCCCGTGACCTTTGATACCTACGATATCGTACTTAATCTCACCTGTAGTTTCATTTAAACCCAAGTTTTTGTGACACTGATCTCCTAGTTCCTGTGATATAGGAGGAACATCACCTACGTTCGTTGCTACCCTTGTATATCGACTAAGTTCTGGAAAATCTTTTACTAGTTCACTTAATTCTATACCGGCATGCATAGCGGCCACACAATAAGTCGGATGAAGGTGTGTTACAACTCTAACTTCATCTTTATGAATAGATTTTTGTAGTCCAAAATGTAAAGGCATTTCTCCTGTGGGCTTTAGTCCCTGTGAGATATCGCTGTAGGGCATCTCTTGCCATAATGTAACAGGACCTTTTAAAATTTTTATCTTCTTAAATTGGTCTGGTTGTAGTGTCTGTTTGCGAACACCACTGGGTGTGACATAAAAATGATCGCGGTCGTGATGACGGATACTGATATTACCATCACGACTCGTAATCCAATTACGCTTATATGCCTCTACTAGAATATCACAGATAGTTTCTAACATTAATGAAACTGTTCCTCTTCTGTGCTGCCTTTCAATGCCTGTGTTGAAGCATTTTTTTCTATAGTAGTAGTCACTCTATCGAAATATCCCGTACCTACTTCTCGCTGATGCTTGACTGCTTCAAATCCTCTGTCAGCGGCAGCGAACTCTTTCTCTTGTAGTTCCACAAATGCTGGCATGCCATCACGAGCATAGCCATAAGCCATATCAAACATATGGTAGTTAAGATTATGAAACCCAGCGAGTGTAATGAACTGGAACTTATAACCCATTGCTCCAAGCTCGCGCTGGAAACGGCTAATTGCGTCTGCATCTAGATTCTTCCTCCAATTAAATGATGGTGAACAGTTGTAGGCCAACATCTTGCCGGGATAGTGTCGGTGGATCTCTTCGGCAAACCTGCGTGCGAAATCAAGATCGGGTTTCCCTGTTTCACACCATACGAGATCTGCATAGGGGCAGTAGGCCAGTGCTCTGCTGACTGCTTGGTCGAATCCTGCTCGGGTTCTAAAGAAACCTTCCACAGTTCTTTCACCAGTAAGAAAAGGAACGTCGTTAGGATCAACATCGCTAGTGATAAGGTCACCAGCTTCGGCATCAGTACGAGCGATAACGAGAGTAGGCACGCCCAAGACATCAGCAGCGAGACGAGCGGCAACAAGTTTATTGACTGCTTCTCTGGTTGGTACAAGGACTTTTCCTCCCATATGTCCGCATTTCTTGACTGATGCTAACTGATCTTCGAAGTGTACTCCTGCAGCACCTGCTCGGATCATGGCTTTCATCAGTTCAAAAGCATTTAACACACCACCAAAGCCTGCTTCAGCATCAGCGACTATGGGTGCGAAGAAATCTCTATCTCCCGTCTGTTCCATCCACTGTATCTGATCTGCTCTGCGGAATGTGTTGTTTATTCTATTTACTACCGCAGGCACTGAATCTGCTGGGTATAGACTCTGATCTGGATACATCTCTCCTGCTAGATTAGCATCACCTGCTACCTGCCATCCGCTTAGATATATTGCTTTGAGTCCTGCTTTGACCTGCTGTAGGGCCTGCATGCCTGTTAGAGCACCTAGTGTATTGACATATGGCTCATCGTGCAAGAGTCGCCATAGTTTTTTGGCTTGATCGACAGCAAACTGATCTGGATAAACTCGCGAACCTTGTAGATTTACTACATCCTCTGCTGTGTAGGGTCTTTTAACCCCACTCCATCTGTCATTGGTGGCCCATTCTTTTTGTAGACGATATGCCAGCCAACTTCTATCTGCTGTCTGTGAGTGTGTTGGTTCCATTTTGCTTCTCCTAATTTGTGTCCAGTATTTATGGCAGAGCAGCAGAGGTTGACAAAATCATTAACTGAGCATATAATAACAATATGAAAAAAAGCATCGCAGCTCTGTCCATTTTAATTGCTTGTCAGAGTTGGGCACAACAATGGCACATCGAAGAATCATGGAAATCTGCTGTTGTGCATGTACCAGGAAAATGGTTTTCTTCTAAATTGGAAAATGTAGAAGTAGAAAATCCCATGCCTGTGGTTATATACTTGCATGGATGCTCTGGCATTTCTCAGACAGATCAAAGTTGGGCTCGAACATTAAAGGGCATGGGCTTCGTGGTGGTCATGCCCGATTCTTTAGCCATACCCGGTCGGCAAAGCAATTGCGATACTGTTAATAAAAAAACTAATCTAGGCAAAGTGAATGCTACAGAACTCCGTAGCCGAGAAGTCGAATACGCACTAAAACAAATAAGACTCAAACCTTGGGCGGATCAAAGAAGAATCTTTATTATGGGACACAGCGAAGGCGCAGTAGGGGTTACGAGAGTCAACGACGAATTAATCAAAGGCATAGTGATATCAGGTTTCCCTTGTGTGCATGGCCTTTGGGCAGATAAAAATATTCCAGTTCTGGCGATAGGTTGGAGTGAGGATCCCTGGTTCGGTAATAGATATAATCATCGACAGTGTATCGATCATTGGGGTGATCGATCAGATGCTACACAGATAGTTCTAGAAGGTAGAGGGCACGGAACTGCTGAAGAATCCAGGGCTATAGAAGGTGTCAAAAGTTTTTTTAAAAGGTTAATCAGTGAAAAATAAAGTTATTTTAACAGACGCAGACGGTGTAATTTTGGATTGGGAGTACGCCTTTGATATTTGGATGCAAGAACACGGTTTCCAAAAGCAAGACGGTGGACAGTTCATCTACAATATCGGTCGTCGATACGGCATCGATATGGAGCAGGGCAAGAAGCTGATTAAAATCTTTAACGAATCGGCATCTGTTGGATTCCTTCCTGCACTACGAGATTCGATGTATTATGTAAAACGACTGCACGAAGAGCAAGGTTATGTGTTCCACTGCATCACTAGCCTTAGCAAAAACGAAAACGCTCAAAAACTTCGCACGATGAATCTGCAGAAGCTGTTTGGCAAGACAGCCTTTGCACACTACATCTTCCTAGATACGGGTGAGGACAAAGACGGTGTCCTGCAGGATTACAAAGATTCTGGACTTTGGTGGATTGAGGACAAGATCACTAATGCAGAAACAGGATTGAATTTAGGATTGAAACCTTTGCTCATGGAACACGGGCATAATATGGATTACGATAACCCATTGATTCCTAGAGTAAAAAATTGGAAAGATATCTACGAAAGAATCGTAGACAGTGTTTAAAGTTTTAAACTTTATACTTTTGTGCTTAGTGGTTTTTGGAATGTGCCTGCTGATCATTCCGATTATTGGAATAGTGTTCGGCTTAATAAAAAGCTCACTTTAGGATGCCATTCCGGGGCACGACTCCCATAACATCCACGCCAGCAGCCGGCGACACCTATGTAACGATAACGTCCTAAGGTAGGTGTTAGTTGCACCAACTTTGTTTTGCATCACCGTAGTATTCACGGGCTAGTCCGTTGGCGATCAAACCTTGGCGCACACTCTGTCCATTGACCGTGATGTCACCTAGCACTCGTCCACCGAACTTGTCCCAACCGTATAAGGTGACCTGTATCTTACCTCCCTGTTGTATCAGCTGTGTGGTCCACTTGCTGGCCATCTGTGCTCGCTGGTCCTCCTGCGGGCACTGGGCACGGTGTCCTTTCTCTGGGGTATCCACACCAAAAATCCTGACAGCCAGTTCTGGCTTTAGGGGTGCTGGTAGGAAGGGTGCGGCAATCACGATGGTGTCGCCGTCTGATACTCTAATGACCTGCGCATCGTAGGTCGCAGAGTTCTTGGGCATCTTCTGCGCCAGGGCGATCATTGGTACTGCCAGTAATAATAGTAGTAGTTTTTTCATGATATTTCCTTTTTGTTATTTATTCTTAGTCCAGAAGCCCAGGCGTTCTCCAGCAGGGCTGGCATACCACGAATATCCCTGGGGATTCGCGAGACTGTCCCCTCGCCAGACGGGTATTATTTCGTCCGATCCATGATTCGCGAAATCATCGTTCCAGCGCAGATGCACTTCTATGGCTTTGGTACCTATGTATTCTACATTGACCCAGGCTGCCTGTGTTTCTAGTCCTTTTAGAAAACTCGGAAACGGTAATCTATCTGATACCTTAGACCAGCGGCTGAACCTATCTAGCCTGTCGGGATCGTTCCGGAATCCCTCCACGGTGAGTTCCTGCTGTCCCCAGTGATAGTCTACAGAGATGTGCCTGCCCACAAGCACTTCGCTCCAGAAATATCCGTCTGGTACTACTCCATCGTCACCTCGATGCATGAACATTTTTTGGGCGCCTCGGCTCATCATCCTTATATTAGTGATGGGACGCACGATATAATAACCGTCTCGGGGTACAGGTATACCTGCGGGAGCAGCCATTATGTCCTGCTTACGGGCTACGATCAGTTTGTCGTAGATCCAAAGCCAATCGCGAGGACAGCGATTCCACACGTCTCTGTCACTGACCTGATCCACGGTCTGTTTCTTTGAACTGATAGAACCAATTGGTATCACCGCCCGTGCTCCATTTGCTGACGTTCTCCACTGACCATATATCTGCGGGGATCTTGAAATCTGGTGTTTTCAGTTCATTGGGCACGAGACTGACATCATACCATAGGCAGCGATTGTTGGGTTGGCAGGCAAACTGTCCATTGTCTAGTTTGATAAAATTATAGCTCTTGTGTTCCTGCGCTCCTTCCGTGAATGTGACATCCAGCCTGTTGTGGTCGGGCGCAGCGAAGTCTATGGTGAACAGATAGTTGCCCAGATGAAACTTGCGATCCTTGCCATAATATTTGACCTTGAGTCCACGGAGATTTGATTTCTCTATGACTGCCATATCGTAGCCTAGGCAGTCCCAGATCTGGAGATTATCCAAGGGCAAATATTCAGACACGGGCTTCCACACGAACGCTGAGATGGGCAGTTTGTCGTAGAGCGCACCGTAGTCTGTGAGCATACATTCTATGCGGAAGGCCTGTCCTTTGATCGCTTTGGCTGTGATCCAGAAGCAGGGTTCTAGTTCACCCTGTCGCCTTTCCTGATTGTAAAGGAACTCCGCACGGACGAAACACTTCACGGGAGGTATGTTGGCTACTAGGAAAGTCATTACAACCTACCTATTTCGACTCTTTCTTCAGTTTCAGCACAATTAGGACAACTGCATTCTGTACAGTCACAGTCGTCAGTCATGCAACTGTTTCCGCAGTGTTGGGTACAGCCGCATCGACATTTTGCTTGCAATTTGAAATATGCTTCGTTGTCGTCTATGAAGTTTTCCATAATTTATCGCTCCTTCAATTCTAATCCCTGCAAACTTTCTCATCATGCGTGTTCCTGCCAAGTTACAGTTCCTGTGGCTTGACCGTCGGCCACAGAGCTTATAGCGGCCAAACACCATATATCTGACACGCCAGCTAATGTTCTACCTAATTGTTGACTAAAATCAATTTCGTTGCCCATGGATAGACTGCCACCTCTAGTTGGGCCTATAAACATACCCTGATCTATCACAGTGCCCCCAGTAAGTGCAGTGGCTGATAAGTCATATTCGACTGAACTATCTGCTCCTGCTGACTGGAAACTTGCTCCAGTTAAAGTAGGATTTAGAATAATTCTATATGAATAATTTGCATCATTCAGTCCAAGCACTTCAAATTTAGCTGGAACTACAACTGCATCTAAAAACTGACTTTTTAATCTAATATTTATTAACGGTCGGTAAATTGAATCGCTTAGATTTTTTCCAGACAAACTATTTCCTATGGATCTAGGTATACTGCGATTTACGTATCCGCCCTCAGAAATAACCGTGCTACAAATAACCTGCATAGCAGTGTACTCTGATACTTCTCTTTCCGATTCGTCAACTAACAGTTCATATCTTACAGGCAAGGTAGCAGTGGTCATGTAAACCAAAGCTAGATTTCCAGCATGATGGAATGTATGACATACTATGAAGTTACCGTCGATTACAAAACCAGTTCTAACTGATCCAACTCCTAGCCATTCTAAATCGCACCACCATATCTGTGCTTTAGTTACGTTTAGTGTTTTTCCGCTGGCACCTGTGCCATCAAGCTTGTCTCCATTCCAGCTACTTTGCGGAATTTTCTCTGTGCTGTCGTCTACAGAGCCTGTTGTGTACTTACGTATGACTATGTTCTTTATGGTGTCATTAGTTTCAAAATACACTCCGTTCTCTGTGCCAAAGAATCCAACACGTTGCGTTACACCTATTGTTGGATTGTTCATTACAAAGGATGCCATTACCAAAAGACTTTTACCTGGTTGGTAACTGAACACCCTCTTGCTTTCTCTGACACAGGTTCCACCGGCACTTGTGGACATGGTGATTGTGCTAGTAAATGCATCAAATGTGATCGAACCAGAGGATGTAGTTGATTCACTCCATTTTAGAGGATCATCTCTATATCTCAGAGCACCATCAAACAAGGTGTAAGGATCGCTAACACGAAGCCGGGCTACAGCATCTAGGTTAGTGCCAGTGATAGTGGTTTCCGTAGTGCCCGTTATAGGTAGAGGATTAATGCTTGATACTGTTTGCCCATCTAAAGTTAAGGAAACTTGTCCTATAATGCTAAGACTACTTTCGCCGCAGTTCTGTATCTCTAAACAGGTATTAGTGATGTTTACATCTAATGTAGTGTCTACGCAGTTCTGCACTCCTATACAGGTGTTGCGGAGATCTACGGGGAATGGATTTTCTACAGTGACCGCCACACCTTCAACGGTGATATTTCCAGAAACACTTAACACCCCATCTGTGCCGCAATTCGTCACAGGTATACAGGTGCCTTCTGGAAAGGCTACTATCAACGGATTCAAATCTGACACTGGCAGACCTTCTAGGCCAGTTTCTATCTTTACTATTCCTACTACGCTGAGACTGCCTTCTCCACAGTTTTGTATAGATATACAGTCGTCGCCTAGAGTCACTGGTAAAGGATTGTTGTTCGCCACAGGCAATTCGTTGATAAGGATTATAGAATTAGCATTGGTGTTTAACCTGGTACCGTCGCAGTTCATGACCTTGAGGCAGGTGTCTGTGATGTCTACTGGTATGGGATTGCCCGTGGCCAGCGGTAGTCCTCCTACCAGCAATCCCACGTTGCCGCTAATCACCCAGGGGCTTGTGCCCTGATAGACCGTGCCCTGTATGGCCAGCGTGTTGCCGGAATCCGTCTTCACACTGACTTCTGGCATCGAGTTGATATCTACAGGTGGCATTGAAACAACATTAATATTAGTATCAATATTGATATCACCTTGTACAATGATATTACCTTGGAAGTTAGAAATTACCCTCAGCGCAGGTTCGCCCGTGCTCAGGTAATCCATAGCGGTATGGAGGTCTGAAACATTGGGCTCCCAACTGTGTTGGTAGTTGGTTGAATTGGGATTCATTATTCCCATTGATTAACTCCAGGGTCTACCGTTGACTGCTCCGCCCGGGTTGGGATTATCTACCACCGAGTTACCTACATATTTGGTTGGTAGATCTGTAAGGGTATAGGTGCTTCTTGGATTACCGTCTGCTGCTCTAGTAGCCGCGGCAATTTCTAATTTTTGTATCTGTCTATCTTCTTTGGTACCTACTTGATTTGGAGTGCAAAGCACAGTGTCTCCATCTACTATGCCTAGAGTAGTCAGTGAGGTACTGCTGTCTCCATATACAGTATCATTTATTGCAGGGTTATTTAATAAACTGATTTTGTAATAGTCAGTGGGTAGCCCTTCATCGGCAGCGATAGCGATAATCAATTGATCTATGGTGATCGTCAATGCCACTGTGACATCACGTTTTCTGCTGGTAAGCCCTATATAGTATATTGTGGCCATTAAATACTCCCATGAATTCTTATGCTGTTGCCTCTGATATCATCAACATGTTTGGGTTTGTTTGGACCGCCGCCTGCGGCTGTGGTCACTGCTTCAATGCTGGCATATTCTTCTTTGGGAGTATTGGAGTATTCTGTCTCTTCTCTATTGTCGTTTAGATCTACGATCTGGCGGAATCTACGCATGTCATCATCATAGAACTGTTCAGCAGGCACGGGTTCATCAGCTCGAACTTGATCTTTGCCGTCGATGATATCTAAGATACCTCGTATAAGTTCTGATATCCTCATTGTATGCCGCCTAGTTGTTTGATACGTGCTAATTCATCAACTTCTGCGGTTTCAGCATACTTGTTGGCTTTCATATAATCACGTGCAGTATCTAGATAGTCCATGGCTTTGACGATCTTGGCCTGTACCCATTCTGGCAAGTTTTCGTCCGCATGGATGATACTGTATAATTCTTTAGCAGCATCGTTGATAGTTCTTAAATCGTCTTTGGCCATATCACCTTCACGATCGTATTCGCCTTTGTTGTACTCTGCATCAGGATCTACTGGACCGTGATCTTCGTTGGTTTCGCTGTTTACAATATTTGACATGGTATTATCCTCGGTCTAATATTTATCGGGTTAAATAACTTTGTATGATAAACAAAGAGCCCTTCAAACACCTAATACGTGACTTAAAAGATTCAGGAAAATACAGAGTTTTCAACGACATTTTGCGTGAAAACGGTAAATTCCCCAGCGCCATATGGTATGGCCCTTATGCTATCAAGAATATCGTAAACTGGTGCTCTAACGATTATCTGGGTATGGGGCAGCACAAGGTAGTTATAGATGCTATGAAAACTGCTTTAGAAATGACTGGCGCAGGTTCTGGGGGTACTAGGAACATAGGCGGTACCAGCCATTATCATGTGGCCTTAGAGCACGAACTGGCCCAACTGCATAATAAAACCGGAGCATTGCTGTTTAGTTCGGCGTATGTGGCCAATGAATGGTCCATGATAGCCCTGAGCAAGATAGTGCCAAATATTCAGTTTATATCTGACAGTAACAATCACAATAGCCTTATCGTTGGCATACAACATAGTCGGGCACCTAAACAGATATTCCATCATAATGATATGCAGGATTTAGAAGATAAACTAGCAGCATCTAGGCTAGCGGGATTTAATCCCTGTGTGGTTTTTGAATCGATATATTCCATGGATGGAGATGTTTCACCTATTAGAGAAATCTGCGATCTAGCAGACAAATATCAGGCCATAACTTACATAGATGAAGTTCACGCTGTGGGCATGTATGGCGACCACGGAGCCGGCAAAGTAGAAGAACTAGGTTTAGAAGATCGCATTGATTTTGTCAACGGTACATTGGGCAAAGCATTCGGTGTCCAAGGTGGATATATCGCTGCTGACAAAGACATAATCGATACCATAAGATCAGTTGCCGCTGGGTTTATATTCACTACCAGTATAAGTCCTGTACTCTGTGCAGGAGCATTGGCCAGTGTGCGTTTCCTCAAAGAACACGATGAGGTGAGAAAAAAGCATCAAGAACGAGCGAGAAAATTAAAGACTCGCTTATCGGAAAATGGAATCCATGTTATGGAATGTTCTACCACACATATCGTTCCTGTTTTAGTGGGTGAAGCAAAGAAGTGTAAACAGATCAGCGATGATCTATTAAATCAATATAATATATATGTACAGCCGATTAATTATCCTACTGTTGACGTTGGGACTGAACGGTTGCGCTTTAGTCCTACTCCATTCCATGACGAGGCAATGATAGAGGACTTGATCACTGCGCTCAAAGACGTGTTCAGTAAAAACGATTTAACTTAAGATATTCCCAATAAAGATCTATACCCTGCCAAGGTTCTAGAAATGTATCTACATCTACGCCTGCTGACTGTAATTTAGAAATGTCTGCCCTAGTATCTGTTTGATATTGCAGTTTTAGATCATCGGGCATAGGTATAAATTGTTTGTTACCTTGTCCTTTACATTTTAAAACTATGTTTGCCACCTTATCAAAGTCAACGCTTTCTCCTGTGCCTAGATCGTATGTTCCGGGTTGGTAATTTTGTATGAAATGGTAAATTGTTTTACAAACATCTTCTACCCAAACAAAGTCTCTACGATACTGGTCGCTTCTTTCGAATATTCGTAATGTGTTAGACTGCTCTATTTGATCAAACCAATGCATGATAGTCGATGCCATACGACCTTTATGATATTCATTAGGTCCGTAAACATTGAACAATCTTAATGTTACTGCAGAAATTTCATTTTCGCTTACGGATTTACTAAAAGCATATTGATTAAGCGGTCCTTGGCCGTTGCCGTAAACTGCTGCTGAACTGGCGAAGATGAATGGAATATTATTTGTAGCACAGAATTCATTCCATATGCGTGTGCTCTGTACATTAGTCTTGTAAATTTTTAACCAATCGGTTTCTAATGTGTTAGAATTGGCTCCAAGATGTATTACACAATCTATATCCTTGGGATTGAGATTTACTTTTTCGTAAACACTATGAGGATAGATACTGCGAAACTTTTTATTAATTAAATTCCTAAATTGCAGTGGTTCTGATAGATCATCAAATAGAATTATATCAGTAATCTTTAGTTTATTCAGATATCCCAACATCACGGATCCTATGAACCCGCCGGCTCCAGTTAATATTATCATTTAATTTCCTCTAGTCTAGGAGCATATACTCCAAAATGTTGTACAGTGATTCCCGCAGCACAATTAGCAAAATCTATGGCCATCGAGTGATCATGTGATCGAAGAAACTCGAAGGCAAATGCAGATAAAAACGTGTCTCCTGCACCCGTGACATCTACCACTTCGACCTGGGGACAACTGTAGACGGTTTCGTGTTTGGGGTCTCGGCCTGTTTTATACATAGCGCCCCTGCTGCCTAAGGTGACTATGAGTCGATCGTTTATGCTCCAACGATTGTTGTATTCTAGTTCGTTGATCTTGACGTATATGCCGTGGAAACAGGCCAGGTCTGGTTTCTTGGTATCCATAAAAATAGGACCTTGGAAACTTTTCCTGATCTTCTCTACTAGGTCATAGGTCACTGTGCCTTTGTTATAATCGCTGATGACCACGGCATCATAGACGTCTGGCATGTCTGTGACGAACTCTATAGGAGTTGATGCTACATCGTGATCTATCCTAACTATCTGTTGACGGCTGCGTAGATCCACTATCCTAGTTTTCGTAGAAGTTTCGCTGTGTAGATAGTTTATTTCGCAGCCTAATGCTTCTAAATTACGTAGAACATTGCCGGCCATGCCTGGCTTGCGCTCTTCGTGACTAAACTTGAAAACAGGCACAGGTGCTTCAGGACTGATCCGATCAACGGTACCATATTGGTAAACGTCCTCGCAGTCATCCCCGATTAATAATATCTTGTATTTTGTTTGTGGTTGAGTATCGTTCGAGTCTGTCATAGAATCTTATTTCTTTGCAGTGTTCTGCACCAATGATCGTCTTGCCTCTGTAATCGCTGCCTTTGACCATTATGTCAGGAGCATAGTTTTTTATCAGCGTTTCTAGTTCTCGATCTGAATCAAATATTTCTACTCGATCTACATATTTGAGAGCAAATAAAAAACTACAACGTTCGTATTCATTGTGGACAGGACGAGTTGGTCCTTTTAACTCTTGTATTCTGCGATCTGTATCTGTTAACACTAAGACATAGCTCTGAGGGAAAGATCTAGCATATTCTAACAGTCGAATATGGCCTAGATGTAATATATCAAAACTTCCATTGACTATGACTTTGGTCATGATAAACTTTCTACAAACTGTGCGAGATCGTCGAATATCTGTGTCTGTCTTTTTAAATCTCTATGTGCATATCTGTTCAATTCTTTTTCGGTTTCTGATCCATATCCGGTTCTGACCAAGATAGGTTGTGCGCCGACGTTAACGGCTGCTTTTAGATCTTTGATCTTATCGCCTACATAATATCCTTCTTTGAACTTGATATCTTTGATTTCTCGTTCGCAGCGTTTGAACATTCCTGTATTGGGTTTGGCAAATGGGTCTTCTTTGCGGCTGCTGGCAGAATAATAGATAGCATCTATGCTAAAACAGCCGGCCTCTCCTAGCAGTTTTAACATGTGTTCGTGGAGAGCATCAACCTGTTCTGGTGTGTAAATACCTTTTTCGATACCTCCTTGATCGGTGATGATAGCGATTTTATAGCCTTTGCGTCTTAGAGTAGCGATAGCATCTAAACTTCCGGGAATAGGATCAAAATCTTCGATTTTATAGCAGTATGTTCCCAAGTCGCGATTAATGACACCATCTCGGTCTAGCCCTATCACGCACTTTGTTCGGAACTCGCCGCCGGTCCAAATTATCTTAGGCTGATTGTTGTTCGGTGGGCTTGGCTGCACTTTGGCTGTCTCCGGGGATGATCCTATAATTGTCTTCTACTGAATCAGGAGTACTGACTTCGAATAACATGCTGTTATCTTCCAGCGCGATAAGTTGATGGGGCATTAAGGGCGGGTTGCGCCATACATCACCTTCTTTGAGTATCTTCTCTGCATAGGTAGCAGTCGATGTATCGCAATAGATCAATTTGAAACTGCCAGCGTTGATAAACCAAGTTTCATCTTTTTCTTTGTGAAAATGCATGCTAAACTTGGCTCCCTTCTTTTCAAAAACTAGGATCTTCCCGGCATATTTGTCGTTGGTGGCCCAGATTATCTCATAACCCCACCCTTTATCTATTTTTCCTTGTAATCTCTGTGTCATGGTCGTTTCTCGATAATCTTATCGATAAGTCCGTAGTCCAATGCTTCCTGCGCTGTCATGAACTTATCTCTCTCCATGTCTGCGGTCAATTGTTCGAAACTCTTACCTTTGCTGTTATGCTTGACATAGATATCGGTGAGGGTCTTTTTCATTTTTAGTATTTCTTCGACCTGTATGGCCATATCCGTGGCCTGGCCTCGGGCACCTCCGCTGGGCTGATGTATCATATGGCGAGCATTAGGCAGCATAGAACGCTTACCTGCGGTACCTGCGGTCGATAACAAACTGCCCATGCTGCAGGCCTGTCCCATCACGTAAGTGGCTATGTCACATTTAACAAATTGCATGACATCGTAGATGCTCATTCCTGCGGTAACTACGCCGCCCGGACTGTTGATAAAAAGATTGATGTCTTTATCTGGATTTTCACTTTCTAAAAACAATATCTGCGCCACGATGAGATTGGCCATATAATCTTCGATGGGACCATTTAACATAATGATCCGCTCTTTGAGCAATCTGCTATAGATATCAAAAGCACGTTCACCTTTCGATGTGCTTTCTACTACGACTGGAACTAGGTTCATATGATTCCTTTTACTTTATTTTATGTCAATTTGCTTGACTGTACAAGCAAACTGAGTGTAACATAGATCGTATTAAATACACAAGACATCATGACAACTTTAGTTCTCAATGCGGATGCCCAACCCACTAGCCTGCTGCCGTTGTCCACGGTAGATTGGCAGGAAGCCATCCGCTATCTGGTTTTAGATAAAGTCACAGTTATGGCCTGGTACGAAGACTGGGTCGTTCATAGTGCCTCTTGGAGCACTAGGGTTCCTGCTGTGATCATGCTCAAGGAATACCAGAAGCCCAAAAATTATGCCCGATTAAGCAAACGAAATGTGTTTCTGCGAGACTTATATAAATGCCAATACTGCGGCGTAAACTGCAATGGCGCAGATGCTACTCTGGATCATGTCCTGCCTTTAAGTCGGGGTGGTAAAAATTCTTGGCTCAATCTCACCACTGCCTGCAAACCCTGCAACTATCGCAAGGCCAATCAAGTCAAGATGAAGCCTAAAACTGCACCCCACAAACCCGATTTTTGGGAATTGGCAGAGAAGCGGCGCCAGTTAGGTTTTCAATATGCCCATCCTAGTTGGGGTGACTTCTTAGGTTGACTACTACTCACGAGTGTGTTAAAATTATCATATCTTACAAGGAGTAATAAATGAGTACCATTATCAACGATATGAAAAATTTTGATTGGCAAAAGGTTGTGGATTACGGTAATAATCTAGATGAATTGAATGACGCACAATTAAGATTCGTCAAAGGTCGAGCAGTCGAATTGGCTATTGAAAAATTCGCCGACGGTGATTTGAAATATGTAGGTGAGCGTCATAAAGATTATGTATGGCCGAAACATAACGTAGATGTTGAAGCGAAAAGTCAATTTAGTAGCGAAATGTTTGATAGAAAAGGTGACCTCAAACAAGAGTTTGATATTAAGATTAACAACTCAAACGGGACTAACAAGAAAACAGTATTAGATCCTGCGGATGTAGCAGACTACGTTCTAGTGATAAGAAAAGACGGTGCATTTGTCTTGGACAGACAGACAGTAATTTCTAACAGCAAAGGAGACGGCGACGGATTCGTGTGTACGGTAACTAAGAATCAAATAACGCCTCTCACAGGAAAAATTACAGCGAATCCAATCCCCGCCAGTAACATTAAAGCAGGTATAGACAGAGTCCTAAGAGAAAGTCTAGACAGTTTGTAATCCGTTAAATAAACAACAAAGGCAAATTAAAGGCACATATGAAATATCAAGTATACAATCAATCCTGCATCGAGGGCATGCGTGAGCATGTCAAGGACGATTTCGTGGACCTAATCTTCACAGATCCTCCTTATGGTATCGACGGTGACGGACTTGACATCCATTATCACAGAGATGAAAGCAACGTAGTTCCCGGATACGTCGATGTTCCATTAGATCAATATCAACAGTTTAGCCAAGATTGGATCCGCGAGTGTGAACGGGTTCTTCGACCGGGCGGATCTATCTATATCGTTTCTGGGTATACCAATCTGCATCACATCTTGAACGCCCTGCACAGCACCGGGCTGGAAGAAGTGAATCATCTTATAGCCAAATATACCTTTGGAGTCAATGCAACTAAGAAATGGATCTCTAGCCATTATCATATCCTATTTTGGCAAAAGCCTGACAAAGGCTCGCAGAAACGCACCTTCAATCACTTGTACAAATGGTCGGATAACAAAGACAGTTATAACGATCGACTGAGCGTACAGGATATGCCTCGTGACTATAAACCAGGACAGATCAAAAACAAGAATCAACTCAGCGAAGACTTTATCGAAAAGTTTATTCTGTACAGTTCCAATCGAGGTGATACTGTGCTGGACTGTTTCGGTGGTGGTTTCACCACAGCCCGAACTGCGCTACGATTTGGTAGAAAGTTTGTGGGATTTGAACTGAATCAAAATGCCTATGATGCTTTCGTACCGGGTTTGGCTGATGTAGAAGAATTGCCCGATCCGGAAAAGGTCGTGGTAGATCCAGACGAACTGGTCAAAAGACAGCGTATGCGTGAAGGCTGGCGAAGAGATCGAGCCAAAAAGAAAGCCCAAATTACTGCCATCGATATTGAAGATTGACAAGTACCTTGTCAGATGCTATAATAGCATTATAGTAAACTTTTAAGGAGATACCGTGAAAGTAGCAATGATTGGTTTAGGCAAACTAGGTTTGCCCTGTGCAGAAGTAATGGCAGAGCATTACGATGTCTGTGGTTATGATGTTGCCACAGTAGACCCTACCATGACAGTGGCCATAGTAAAAGAAATTAACAGGCTAGTAGAATTGCCAGATGCAGAATTTAAACACATCATTGATCAATGCCAACACATTGTGGACTATAATAGACAATTGTTTTTTAATTCTACAGCATTAAAAAAATAATTTCTAGAGAATTTTTAGAAAAAATCAACGAAGTATGAATAATTTAAAAAAATATTCTAGACTGTTTACATTTGGCTGTAGTTTTACTCAATACCATTGGCCTACCTGGGCTGACATTTTAGGGCAAGAAGCGCAGTCATTTCAAAATTGGGGACTCAGTGGCGCTGGCAATGATTTTATTCTTAATAGACTCATAGAGTGCCATCGACGCAACACTATCAATAAAAAAGATTTGGTTATTATAATGTGGAGTAGTGTAACTAGAGAGGATCATTTTGTCGATGGTCAGTGGCGACTTTTAGGCAATGTCTATAATAGAGGATGGGCAGATCAAATAACACAGCCATATTCCGGTGTATGGTTAAAGAAGAACCGTAGCAATGAAGGCTACCTACTGAAAACTCTAAACTACATAACCGCAACAAAAATTATATTAGACAGCATAGGCTGTGAATATCATTTTTTAAGCATGGTGGACATTGATTATATAGATTTTAAATTTAAAACTGCCGATTTTAACACTGAAATGTTAGAATTATATCGTGGAATTTTAAATTTAATTAAGCCTAGTGTTCATAATATAATCTACAATTATGATTGGCTCAGTCAGCCTGGCGTCAAAATACAGTGGCCGGGTCACCAAGAAAAACGCACGGATCCACATCCTACTCCTGCTAGACATAGAGATTATCTGAACAAATCCTTTCCAGATCTTAGGTTAAGTAAGAGCACTGAGAAATTTATCAACCATTGGGAACAAAAAGTGTTAAATTTAACCATTAAGGATCATGACAAAATCATCTATCCGATTAAAATTGGTCCATTATATCCACTGCCCAATATTCAAACATTTTAAGGAGACGAAATGCTAGAAAGTCAATACGGATCTATTCCTATGGAATCTGGTACTCGTTATTATATTGTCAGTTGGGACTGTGAGGGTGTAGAATTCTTCCAGGAAATCACAGAACATCATCCTGCTAATTGGGCTAAACAACATCTATTTGATACTATCAAACAGAACAAGAAAGTTGAAAAGCCTTTTAGTTTTCCTCTTACTCATCTTATCCTACGAGCACAGATGAACACTCATAGACATTATGAGATCTATGTTTTTACCAGTGCTGAATTAGTAGGACCAAAAGAGATCAAAGCCTGGTTTACTCGTGACCCGCAGAACTTTGCCGATTGGGTACGTGAGCACCACAGCTATCAGGTATATAATAATCGACGCAAGACAAAAAAGGATGTTATCGTATGAGAACACAGCCAGAAACTATTATTCAAAATCTCGAAGCAGACAATTCACGGCTAGCCAAGGAAGCCATTCTAGAAGCCGCCATGCAAGAAGGACTTGATGAGTTCTTTGAAGGTGTGCGTATGTGTTTGGATAAACTCTACACCTTTGGTGTTAAACAGGTGCCTATCAAGGAGGAAGAAGGTGGTCAAGGATTGTCTTGGAATAATTTTAAAGAACTCGCTGAAAGCCTTTATCGTCGAGAACTCACAGGCCATGCTGCCCGTGATGCTATCAAACTAGCCATGGATGTGGCTACAAAGCCGCAATGGGATTACTATCGTCGTGTTCTTATCAAAGATCTTCGTTGCGGTGTTTCGGAAAAAACAGTAAATTCTGTGGCAAAGAAACTTAAAAAGACTCAATATGCTGTGCCTGTATTCGAAGTGATGTTGGCACACGATGGTGCCAATCACGAATCAAAAATAACTGGCAAGAAACTGGTAGAACCCAAACTGGACGGCGTTCGTTGTTTGACTGTTGTTGATTTTGAAAGTCGCACTGTGACACAATACACACGCAACGGTAAAGAATTAATAAACTTTCCTCATATAGTCAAAGCCTTTGAAGATAATATGGACAATTGGGGTAGGAGTTATGTCTTTGATGGAGAGGTAGTATCAAAATCCTTTCAGACCTTGATGACTCAGATACACAGAAAATCCGATGTGCAGGCACAGGATGCCAAATTACAGTTGTTCGATGTGATTCCATTGGTGGAATTTAAAAAGGGCGAATCGGTGATGGGACAGCGCAGACGCAGTGCATTCCTGCGTGAGAACTTCTCAAAGATCTTTTCCGATTCTGGTTGTATTGAAATCGTATCGCAGAAAGAATTTGATTTGGATGTTTTCACTGATGAAATCGCTTTCAAAGACTATAACAAACAAATGGTCGAGGCAGGCTTTGAGGGAATTATGATCAAAGATCCCAACGGCAAGTGGGAGGGCAAACGTTCGACTGCTTGGCTAAAACAAAAACCATTTATTGAAGTATCATTGGAGATCACAGATGTCGAGGAAGGCACAGGACGTAATGTTGGGAGGCTCGGGGCTGTTATTTGTCGGGGGAATGATGACGGCAGAGAAATCCTGGTTAATGTTGGCTCAGGTTTTACTGATAGTAACCGTCGTGAATATTGGGAGTCACGTGACTCGCTACCAGGCCAAGTTGTGGAAGTGCGAGCAGATGCTATCACGCGAAATCAAGATGGAACATTTTCGCTCAGATTCCCCCGTTTCATGCGATTCCGTGGTTTCAAGATCGGAGAAAAGATCTAATGCAGATCGGGTTTTACAACGATGATGCTGCCATAGTAGAATATTTTCCGCCAAGATCCGCAAATAAAGTTGTTCCGGATTGGTACAAAGAATTGCCTATGCAGATTGTCAAGGCCGCAGAAAATATAAATGTGCCTACTATTAAACATTGTATGCCAGTACAAGATCTGATCACATCTGGTTATATTATATTCAATCCCTATGAAACACATCTTATACCAAATAAAAATCATCTTGGCTACGATGACTTTATGTCTAAATGCCCCCACAAGCCTCACGTAGGTGGGCATCATCATTTACAGTGGCCTTTAGAGATACAAGGTAAGAATCATAACTATTTCAAGATCGGCAATAGTTGGTTAGTAAGGACTCCTCCGGGATACAGTTGTCTATTTGTGCAACCTTTTTATCAGATGGAAGAAAGATTCCAGATGTTGCCAGCGATCGTAGACACTGACCGTCACGATATGACCATTGAGTTTCCTGGTTATTTGCTCACAGATAAACCAGTGACTTTGCAGCCCGGTGATCCACTGATGCAGGTTATTCCTTTTAAACGGGACGACTGGGAAATGGTAGTGGCGCAACAGCCTAAGAAGCGCAGCCTTTTAGAATTCTATTGGGAATCTGCATACCGAAGAGTGTTCCATACTAAAAAATCATTCAAATGACTGTTTGGTAGCCTGTACATCAAAGCCGTTGACACAGGCTTCTAATTGACAGATCATAGGTGTGTCGTACCAAAAAAGTTCTAGATCTTTTAGATATCCCATGAAGCCGTTCTTTCTACAGTGGCCTCTGTAGACTCTGCCCCAAGCATCTAAGATTATCTGTTCTACACCGGCCCAGCATTTATATCCTCGAAATCGATTTGTCTTTTCTATGATCATTGTTTGAAAATCAGTGTAAGAGACATCAGATCCATGTTCGATTTTTATGTTACCTTGTTGCTCTTTCAGGACGATGATCTGTTCTTCATTATAATCCTTAGGTGTCGTATTAAACACAGGGTCTTCAAATACTATCTTTTTGTTTAAGGATATCGTTGGATGTCGTTGCGAGATTTTATCATATAGATCTTCCATTTCATTCCAATAATCTGGCAGCATATTGATGTTCACTAGAATTTCTAGATTAGACTTTACCGCTGTCTGTAAAGCAAACAGTAGGTGCCCGATATTTGAAAATTCCGGATGGACTTCTATAATCACGGAATCAGTACTCTTAAAAACTTCTGTGAGAGTTGACATAGTTGCCGTAGCGTTCGTTATGAATCTCACTCGACAATTTTGGTTCTTACAATAGGCTAGGAGGTCAGAAAAATCTTCCCATTCAGTGACTTCTCCTCCGGTAAAGTTAACATCGACCTGCTTGTTCAGCCTAGAAGAAAATAACGTTGTTTGATCTATGAATCTTTTGCAGTCTTTGAGGTAGGGAAGATCTATATTTCCGCAGTGTAGAAGTTCGTGTTCATAACTGGCTCTGCGACTGTTATGATTCATCAACCACCAATCTACATAAAAAAGATTAGGGTTCCTTGTGCTGGAGATTCGCATCTAGGTCAGCCATGATTCTACTGCCTGCTGGCCGCTGATCGAACAACCGGTACTCCAAAGATGCTCGATATCGTTCATCATCCAATCTGGATCTGGGTCGTTGACTATCAACCAACTGTGCTCCTGTCTCCATGGTTCTTCGCCCCGAAGTTCTCCTTCTAACTGTCCAGGGCCCCATGCGGCATGACCGTAAAATATGCGGAATCGATCTGGTGAGTATCCGTTTACGATCTTTTCGAACATGTCTGAATGACTGGTCACTGACCAGTCATCGTTTACGGGCAATGAATTTTCAATGCTCCATGCATTGTCATGCAGCATCCAAATCGTGTTTGGACTTACGGGTCCGCCCCAGTATAAAGGACAGTCTAGTTCTATTCTCACATTCATGGGCTCTAGTATGTCATTCACGGTATGATCTGACTGTTTGTTGAGGCACAGCGCGAATGATCCTCTGCTGTTGGTATGCGTTACAAACATGACAGTTTTTTTAAATCTAGGGTCTATTATATTAGGAGGTGCAACCAACAGATCGCCGGCATTCAACCTTGACGGCATATCTTTTAACTCCAGTCAGGCAAAGGTCCGCCGTATTTCCTGCCTTTGATCTTCTTGCCACGGACTTTGACTCTCTCCGAACCCACCTTATGGGTTTTGCCACCATCCCGGCCTCTGTAACCCTGGCTCTTGCAGGATGCCAGTTGGCTGGCTCCCAGTGCTGAATCAGGTTTGCCAGATTTGCACAGTTTACGACTGGCAGGTTCTTCGTCCAAGGATTGATCTTCTGAAGAATTGGCTCCGAACATGACTGCATCATTCAAGGGGAAATCTAGATCGACGAAGCGTTCGGGAAGTTCGCCCGTATCTAGGATGAATTCTAGTTCTTCGTCTGTGGGATGCACTTTCAGCAAGACTTTGGCCGCATCATCGTGCGCTTCGCCGTTTTCCCAGATGTTGATCGAGTAATGGTCTTGATATAATTTAGCCACAGCATTCATTACCTTGTGATAGTCCGTGGTAAAGATATTTTCTGCGAGGACTTCACGGATCTTCATGCCAGTTTCGCTCCAATCATGATGCAAGAAACCAACATGTTTTTCACATCCATGTCGTCGGCTTCTTCATTGAGTTTGTCTGAATTAATGAGATCGGCCATCAAGGCCTGATACTCTGATTCTGATATGGACCCTTGGTTCAAGGCCTCAGTGATCTCTAGTGCGAACTGTGCTCGCTGTTCAGCCCAGGGCCTACCACAGGTGCTGAGAAATTGCAGTTGTTCAATCATTTACCATCTCCCTAGTATGACCTTTGAGGCACGCTCGCCCTGTTGTGTTAATAGTTTCTTTTTGAGTTCGCAATAGGTCTTGGAACCTTCACCTCTCTGCGACCATTCTTTCACGGTGCTCTGCATGGGCTCTATGACTCTGAGTACATCTTTCTGCAGAGAGCCTTTGGCCTCCGAATATAGTTGGAATCTGCGGAGATCTTCGGCCAAAACGCGGACCTGAGGCAGTTGTGGTTCAGCACAGTTGATGCGCTCCACAGCAAGCCTCGCTGAGATGATGTAGTCGCTCTGATTATCGTCCCAGAAACTGGGTATCCAAGTCTGTACTGTGGCACAGCCCTGTAACAGTAGCACGGATGCGATGAGAATGTATTTGATCATATAGATATTTACCTATCAGCGTAGATTGAAAGCGATACTTATCTTAGTGCCCTTACAGGTACTGACAGAATGTGTCAACCATCCAGGAAACAGGATCAATCTGCCCGTCTGAGCGGGAACACGCTCCGCGCTCAAGGTGGGCTGGCTGTTGCTGGGCCATATGTGATTCAACATCAAGGGATTGGGGTTCCTGAACCATAGGTCTCCGCTGCCTTCTTCTGCCTGCAGATAGTAGATGCCGCTGACCCTGCAACCGGGATGCTCGTGATCGCTCATGTAGCCACCTGTATCATAGCAGTTGAACCAACTTTCGAACAGCACCAACGGTTCTCGGCTGTTCTGGCTGGCTGCGTAATGGTTGGCAGATTCTGTGATGATCTCTGCCAGCGCTGACAGATCCTGATCCGCGATGTCATTGACCCTGTGATTGTTATAGGTGGTCCTGACCATATGGCGTGCCTGATCGCTGTGGAATTCTAGGTCGTGGAATCTCGATTGGATCTGCTGATCTATCTGCTGGCGCTGGGCCGCGGTGACGTCGCGGACCAATATCTGTACGGGAAACAAGGTGTAAATGGTCATATGAAATGCAGATAAGTGCTGAGTATGTATTTGTCCTGCTGTTTGGGTTCGTGACCTATATGTGGCCACTGCAGTCCGGGCGGAAACATCACTAGTCGGCCCTGCTGTGCTGCGACCGTGAAGTTTTCTAGAGGAAACTCCGTGCCCGCATCGGAATCGTTGAGATAGAACAAGAACGCCAAGAATCTAGTGCTCATCTCTCTGCCGCCCGCATCTGTGTGTATGGGGAACCCGTCGCCTGAGCCCGCTCGATACGATTTGATGCGGAATCCTTCCATAGAGAAATCGTTGGGAAAACAGTGCAGATGATCCCAGTGTTCTCTGTATGCTCCGACCACACCATAGACCCTGTCCACTAACAGGTCAGTCTCTTCGGTGAAATCTTGGTGGCCCTGTAAGAGTTCCGTGGCTCGGATCTGCCTGTGATCGCGGTTGAAGAGATTCAACTCTCTGAGCCTAGGGTAGTCTTGTCTGCGTGTCTGCTGCCTAGTCGAGGCGTGGAATCTGTCTATGAGGTGCTGACAGAACTCTCTGTCCAGCACATGATCTATGACTCTGATCCAATTGTGGTCCAAGATGATCTGCATGGGGTATTTAACTACCCAGTGCTATGCTCAGTGCTATATTGAGAGGCTGTTGCTGCTGTATCTGTGCCAGCACGAAATCACGTCTAGTAGCGGCTGCGGGGCCTAGACCCTGCTCAGTCAACTCCACGGTGCCCACGAAGTTGCCCGTGGTGGCGGAGGTATCCAACACGAAGTTTAGGGTATAGTTGGGTGCCGTGCCTGTTATGGTAGCCGTGCTGCCCAGGCCGGAGGGGTTCTGGGACACAGAGCCTATAGCCAGCGTGGGCACCACCTGCCCTGCGGTGATGTCCTGCAGATCGTCCAAGATGATCCTGAGATCACCGTTGCTGTCTATGAACACATCACCTATGCCCAATCCAGGAGGTCCCTGTGTGCCCGACACTGCGAGAGAGTCACGACCCTGGACCGGTGGCCTCCCAGCAGTGGTAGTCGACAGGCCTATCTCAGTGATCGATCGTCCTCGGCTGTCAGTGATGTTGTCAGCGCCAATCCGGGTCTCTCGATCCGGGAATACTTGCACGCCCACTCTACTGTTTTCTTCGTAGATCTGCTGCCAGCGCAGGGTCCATGCAGCCCTCGCTGTGTAGGTCTCTCCATCCAATCGCATCGATCGTATCTGTTGTGGTCTAGCCAGAGCGGGCGCACGAGGTGTCACGATCTGCGATCTAGGGTAAGTGAGATAGATCTCGTTGATGACCCTAGCGATGTCCGTGCTGCCCTGCGCAGTCTCAGAGACTATCAGCGTGTTCAGTTGTTCGCGAGTGAGAGTGAGTTCAGCCATCACGGGTATTTATCAGCCCGGAGGGCAGCAAAATTTTAGGCTGCGAAGCAGCAGCGCGACAGATCGTGCTGGGTCAATAAAATAGCCAAACTAAGAGTAAAATGATCACGTATATGATCAACGACCAGATCAGCTGGCGACCGGTTACGTCTGGCGGTGGCGATTCATGCATACAGTTATGCGTGATCTCGTTCAGGATAGCGAGCTAGATCGGGACGCAAGCACTCAGACATTGGTGCTGACTGCTCAGGAACCCAGATCCAGCACGACTCCAGTTCTGGCTGCGAATGGCCTCCCGAACGATCCGCATAGAGTCGTACGGCTTCTAGATTCGCATCAGAATAGAGATGCCATAGATAACACTTCAGCATAACAGATGTATATATGTCGCTGATTCCGGTGAGCAGTCAATGATGACGAAGATCAGATCATCCGTTAGGCGATGCTGCACGCCCAAGATGTACTGCGGTGAACCTTGGGCGTAGAGTCTCTCCAAATAGTCAGTGACACGCTCTAGAACCTGTTCAGTGAGAGTAAATGTGTATAACATATGGATATTTAAGTAAATATTTACATGATGACACCAATGACGACTGCGACTACGGTATGGCTGCTGTTAGTGATAACTCCAACTGGCTTGACCAGCTTGCAGAGCGTACACAGTACGCCAGCAGCATGCGAGGCCGCTAGAGAGACATATAGAGCTAGCCCCT